TAACAGTTCCATCAGCTAGGATAGTAGCCAACATAATTCATTAAAGATTAATATATATACAGAGAAACTATATGAACAGAGAAAAAATACGAACAGAGAAACTATACGCACAAATAAAAAAAACACACACGTATCCCTACGTGTGTGTTTGTGTGATGCATTACGCACCAAGCAACGCCATCAAGCTGTCTGCGTCGTCTACCACGCTGGTGGAGATTTCGAAGAATGGACGCTTCACGCCATCACGCTCTACGATCTCAAGGATAGCACGAACGTTTTGTCCAACGCTAATAGTAGCCTTGTTCTCGCCCAGCGTGCGCTGTGCAAAGTAAGTTTTGCCCACGAGTGGACCGTCAGTGAACTGTACAGTAGCAGTTAAGTACTGTTTACCATTGGACTTGGTTTTGATTTCATCAGCGATGCTAACGATTGTTGCTGCGAAGACTTGCGATTTCATAACTTTACGATTTAAGAATTAAGTGTGTATAACCTAGGGGTATACACTATCCCCACAACGAAGTAGGGGTCAAGCCAGCAATACCCCATCACACAGTCTAATATACTAGTGGGGGGGGTTATAAACAGCATGTGGAAAAATTAAAAATTTTAATTGAGGTATTCTAAATAAATTTGGAAAGTTTAAACATTTAAAGTATATTATATTATGAGTGAAGTAGAATTAAGACACATGACAACTGACACAGGAGAAACTCTTTTGTCACATTACAGGGTAGTTAAGAATAGCTTTGATCAAGAGGTGGGGGTTCCAGTTATAGATGTAAGAGATGGGCTAGCTTATAGAATGGCTGCCATGGAGATTGAGCGTTCTGGTAACAAGAGTAAGCACATCAACTATAATCGTTATCATGAGTCACCACGTAAAACCAAACATATATGAAAAGTATGATTCACAGATGTAAGGTGCATTGTTATACAATGAGTCTTATGGAAAGAGAAGCTATGGGTATTAAAGATGATCCAGGTAAGTGGCTTCCATTTGCTATTGATATGGGAATGATTAATGCTATTAAAATGGCAACAGATGTTCCAAATGAAGACGCCTATAAAAGAGCTGTTATATTTACTACACAGGGGGAGACGTTTATTTTAGACACTCCTTATGAAGAAATGGTAAGTAAGTGGACAGATTATGTAGACACTATGTTTAATCAATTCAATGACCAAGAGCCTCCATTTTTACCAGGTGGGGGTGATGAGGATATAGATCTTTAATTATAAAAACCAACAATTATGTTAGAAGAACAAAAAGTTCCAACGAAAGATGAGTTAATTACTTTTCTTAATGAGCAAATTGAAGTGAAAGAAGTACAACTTAAACTTCAGAATTTAAACACTGCGTTAGCAAAAGGTAGAGCTGAAGAGTTACAAGCTCTCAACTTTATTGGCAACATGACCAACCCAAGTTCAGATGTTCCACGTGGAACACCTCACAAGCTCACTGAAGAAGATTTGGCAAACAATCCTGATTTAGTAGAAGCTGGTTTAAAAGTGGGTGATGAGGTGTTAAAGTCTGAAGAACTAGTAGAAGAAAAGCAAACTAAAAGTAGAGGTTTGAAAAAGTAAAAGAATGTCCCCACTCTATAAACTAAAAGATTACAAGGAAACTTTTAAGTTTGAGAAAGAACATCCAGAAGAATTAAGGTGGGATAACAAGTACAAAATGTACATGCTCACTGAAGATAAAAAGATTCAGGGTATTTGGCTTAAAGATAAAAGTGAAATAGTAGGTGAAATATTGTTAACGTGGCAATCAACAAGTGTTGTTCATGTAGAAAGTTTTACAGTACTACCTTCTCATAGATCAATAGGACTTGGTCATGACCTTGTAAAATTAGCTATAGAGTGGGCGACAAATTCTGATTATAAACACTTAACTGGTGAGGCACGCAAAGGTGCTAGTTGGAAAGTGTTTGAAAACTTTGGTGCTGAAGAAATACTCATCTACCAAAACTGGGGTGGCACTAAAGAAGATTATATTAGTTTTAAAATAGATTTGTAATGGCTGTTGTAAACCAAGTAGATAAAAAAGTGGTGATTGATAAAAAAGAAATAGTAAAGTATCAAATAATCACTCATTGTTTTTTATCGTATGTACATTTAAGTGAAGCAGAGTTAGACTGCTTAACCTACCTTGCAATTAATGGTGAGCAGGAACTCACCTCATTATGTAATATTATACATGATAGAAAGATATTTTCATCAGCACAAAGTGCAAGAAATTGTCTTACAAAATTAGAACGAAAAGGTATGATTGTAAAAGAAGGTAAGAATAAAAAAAAGATTGCAATCAATCCTGTTTTAAATATTCACGCTAAAGGAAACATTCTTTTAAATTTTAAATTCTTAAGTGTTGAATCCTAAAAAAGCTAAAGAACTAATTAAACCCACAGCAGAAAAAACGCTGTTTAATGAGGACTTAGTAAATGCTGTTATTTCTTTTTATTGGACTGAGGTACGAAAAAGTTTATCTACTTTAAAACATTCAAGAATACATATAACAAACTTAGGTAACTTTACGGTGAAGCATTGGAAAATTGATGACAAAATAAAATCATTAGAAGCTTGGGAAGAAACAAATAAGCAAAAAGGGTTGCAACAAATAACAGCTCGATTTAAAACAGCTGAAACTCTTTATGATTTAAAAAACTTAAATAAGATTATACTAGAAGAAAACCAGCGCAAAGATTTTATTAAACTACATAAAACTAAAAGCAATGTCAAATCTGGGAAAAAACATAATAAAGATATGGAAGAGCAAGGGTCAGATTCTTGAAGGAATCACCAACTCTATATTCAAAAGAGAAGATGTAGAAGAGATTGCAGAACATAGAATGCAGATATGTAACAACTGTGATTTATTAGATGAAGAAGGTGATGGGTGTATGGTTCCAGGCACTGCACCATGTTGTAATGAAAAGAAAGGTGGGTGTGGCTGCAGCTTGTCATTAAAGACAAGAGCTCTATCTTCTGAGTGTCCTCTTGGTAAATGGGAAGCTGAACTTACAGAAGAAGAGGAAGACAAACTAAATCAAAAATTAGGACTATGAGTATATTAAGATTTTTACCAGAAAAACATAAATACACGAGCGAAGATGGCACAGATTGGTTAAGTGTTACTAGCTTTATATCTAATTTTAAACAACCATTTGACGCAGATAAAATAGCAGAGAAATCTTCAAGGAGTAAAAAGAGTAAGTGGTATGGAATGACACCTGCAGATATTAAAACTGCATGGAAAGCTGAAGCTAATAGAGCAACTACCCTTGGTACATGGTACCACAACTGTAGAGAATCTGACATATGTTCTTTTGAAAATATGGAAAGACATGGTAGTACAATACAAGTGTTTAAACCAATTGAAATTGATGGGATTAAACATTCACCTAAACAAAAACTTACAGAGGGTGTCTATCCAGAACACATGGTATATTTAAAATCTGCAGGTATTTGTGGTCAGTCTGATTTAGTAGAAGTAGTAAATAACGTAGTACACATTACTGATTATAAAACTAATAAAGAGATAAAACTTGAAGGATATACTAATTGGGAAGGGATCACTCAAAAAATGTCTTCTCCTGTCAGCCATCTTGACGATTGTCATATTAATCACTATGCTCTTCAGCTTAGCATGTATATGTTTATTATTCTTAAGCATAACCCTAAGCTTACTGCAGGTAATATTACGATTCATCACATTTTATTTCAGGAAGCAGGAAGAGATCGTTTTGATAACCCTATATCTGCTCTTGATACTAATGGTAATCCTATTGTCACAGATGTAGTGCAATATGACCTACCGTATTTAAGAAATGAGGTTATATCTCTTATAACTTGGTTAGAGAATAATAGACATAAACTAAAACCGAAAGACTAATGTGGTTTGATGTAATAAAAATGTTTGTGACAATAGCACAACATAAGAAAGAAACAGACACTGAACAAAGAGAAAGAGTTTCTAAACTATATCTTCAAATGTCTGAGTTGTTAGCAGATGCTGCAAAAGATTTGTCTAAAGATATTTATCCAGATGGGAAATGTGCTACTATGTGGGCACTTTCAGAAAATCTTTTAGACTATCTTAAAGAAAAAATAAATAGTGAAGACTTAAATATGATTGGTGGTTTATTAGAACAGTCATCAAGACTTGAACTTGAATATGCAAAACGCAAAGAGCCTGAAGCAATAAAATATTTATTTGATGCAGCAGGAAGACTCCACGCATTATCAATCTTATATTCTGTATAACATGGAACAAGAAAAAATACCTACATTAACTGAAGTGTTAGATGAGTTTGATGCAGGAACATTGGACATGACACAACACGCTCGTAAGTATTATATAAACGAGCGTGATAAAGCTATGAATAAAGTTAGTTGGATACACAATATTGATTTAAAGAATCAATCAATATTACGAGGTATGTCTAAACAATCAGCTAGAAGAGATCTATTAAGAAACACTAGTCTATTATGATGTTAGAATTTAAAAGTCCCATACCTGTTATAGTGGAAAATGATAAACAAGGATATGCTATATATGTAACAAATGGTGGAACTTTTGAAAATGATATATGGTGTATTGTATTATGTGATGGAGGGATTGTAAGACATTATCGCTCAGATCAAATTAAAATACATAGAAATGCAACATTAGATTTAAAATGAAAGAGCCTTTAAAAATTGGTGATAAAATTTTAATAACATCTGATAAACTTGGAAGTAAATTATTAGCCACTGTAGAAAAAGGAGAAATTGTTATAGTTACAGGTTTTTCAGAAGATGGTAAAATTATGTATCATCATGGTTCATTAGCTCTTTCTGTTAATAGTGATATTTATATAAAAATAAAAAATGATTAGATTATTTGATATACAAAATAACAAGGTGGTTCCTACAGAACATTGTTATACGTTAAAGTTTTTAAAAGATATTATGGATGAGTTTCCAGAGGATCATTTAAAAATCTATGCCTACTTGTTTTATATGACATGTCCTAGTCCTGATGTAAATCCATTTTTTGATGTACCAGAACATGAAAAAGAAGAACTTATTCTTAAAGAAATTGACGTTGACTTTTCTACTGATGAGGATCTTATTGTACAAGGTCTCAAAATGTGTAGGAAAATGTACGAAACACCAACGTATAGAGCTTACGCGGGCATCAAGAGTATGTTGGATCGTCTTGCGAAATACATGGAGACAACAGAAATTGAGCATGGCAGAGATGGGAATATTACTGCGTTGGTCAATGCAGCATCGAAATTTGAAGCTATACGTCAAAGTTTTAAAGGTACGCTCAGAGATTTGGAGGAAGAGCAACAATCAACAGTGCGAGGTGGGCAAAATTTAGCATATGATCAGTAATAAAAGAAAAAGACTAAGAATTTGTTTTAAGCTTATGCTTAGAAACTATGGAAGACTTGGTAAAATTATTCCTGTTTCTCATTGGAACAGGTATATATAATAACGCGAGGTAGACTGGAGATGGTACCAGCTTGGTCTCATAAGCCAAACAACGTAGGTTCGAATCCTACCCTCGCAACAAAGCGCCAGCAGGCCACTGGATCGTAGTTCCTCTCACGCTACCCATAAGAACAGCGCCCCAGGAGAGCTAGATCGTAAGCTAGATGGGTTTGGCAACTTCCCCACTGACGAGAGAATAAGTTGCACATTGTAGGGTGGTGAAACAGGCAAACACGCCATCTTGTCTCGATGGTTTATGTCGCTAATTTGGTAAATAATTGCGACATAAATGTAGGTTCGACTCCTACCCCTACAGCTAAATTAATAATTATGGCACAAGAAGTTTATCAAGATTACGAACCTAGTTACACTGGTAATGCATTTATGTATAACTGGGTGTTTCATTACAATCCATTCACTGAACTATGGGCAGCAATACATAGAGATGATTATATGATGTATTGGGATAAAACTGATTGTATTAGATGTATTAAAAGCAAGAATATATCTGATTTGAAAGATCTTCTTTATAAATTAAAAGGAGATGTAAATGAGGTAGAAAAATTAATCAATGAGTAACTTTATAGAAGTATCTACATATAAAGATGGGGCATGGTCTATTACACCTTTTCAAACAAGAGAAGCGTTTAGAGATTTTTTAAAATCAATATTTAAAGAACCAGGTCAGTATGAATTTGACGAAGTCTCGCGTATATTTAATGCTGAAGGTCGAAAGTTTCAAAAGCAAGGATATTACTGTGATGCTCCAAATAAAACAAAAGACTTTATAACCTATTGGAATGATCAAAAAAATAAATGTCGTACTGGTATAATTGTACATTCAGATACCAAAACTTGGTATATTTCTAGAGACTATTATATGTGGTTAAACTTTCTCCCCATTTATGATAAGGAAGAAAAAAGGTTTGACTTTGCTAAAGTGAGGGATGCTCAATACCATATGGCTCTCTATGAACACTTAGCAGAGCTTAATTACAAGCACGCTATTATTTTAAAGAAACGTCAGATAGCTTCATCATATTTTCACATGGCTAAACTTCTTAATCAGTATTGGTTTGAGGATGGTGCTGTGTTAAAGATAGGAGCTAGTCTTAAAGATTATATCAATGAAAAAGGTTCTTGGAAGTTTCTTAATGAATATAAGAACTTTCTTAATGAACATACAGCATGGTATAGACCAGCTGAGCCAGACAAGGTGGGAGCTTGGCAACAACAGATTAAAGTGAGGATTAATGGCAGGGATACATACAAGGGTAATAAATCTACTATTAATCTTTATTCATTTGAGAAAGATCCTACACATGGTGTAGGAGGACCTGTAACTTATTTCTTTCATGAAGAAGCTGGTATTGCTCCTAAGATGGATGATACATATGGGTTTATGAAACCAGCTCTTAAATCAGGTCATATTATTACAGGACAGTTTATAGCTGCAGGATCTGTGGGTGATCTTGATCAGTGTGAACCTATGAAAGAATATATTCTTAATCCTGATGAGAATGGCTTTTATGGTGTAGAGACAACTCTTTTAGATGGTGATGGTACAATAGGTATTACTGGTCTTTTTATTCCTGAGCAATGGAGTATGCCTCCATACATAGATGATTATGGTAACTCTAAAGTGGAAGAAGCTCTTCAAGCTTTAGATGCAGAGTTTGAACAAGCAAAAAAGAAACTTAACCCAGAAGCTTATCAGCTTACAATATCTCAGCATCCTCGTAACATCGAAGAAGCTTTTGCTACAAGAAAGGTGAGTGTATTCCCACCACATCTTGTATCTAAGCAAATGCAAAGAATAAATGATAAACTTTATTCTGTAGAGTATTTAGAATTAAGTAGAAACGCAGAAGGTAAAATAGTTGATAAACAATCTAGAAAAACACCAATACTGGAATTTCCTATTTCTAAAAAAACAGAAGATAAAGAAGGTGTAATATGCGTGTATGAAAGACCTGTTAAAGATCCCACATTTGGGATGTATTATGCTTCTATAGATCCTGTAGGCGAAGGTAAAACAACAACATCAGAATCTTTATGTTCAATATATATTCTTAAGAATGCTGTAGAGATAATACAAGATAATGGTAATGGGGATGTTAAAAACTCAATTGAAAGAGATAAGATTGTAGCATCATGGTGTGGTAGGTTTGATGATATTAATAAAACACATGAACGGTTAGAATTGATGATTGAATGGTATAACGCCTGGACTATTGTAGAAAATAACGTAGCTCTGTTTATACAATACATGATTTCTAAAAAGAAACAAAGATATCTTGTACCAAAAGATATGATATTGTTTCTTAAAGATCTTGGTGCTAATAGAAATGTATTTCAACAGTATGGATGGAAAAACGTAGGTACATTATTTAAGGGTAATCTCTTATCTTATGGTATAGAATTTCTCCAAGAAGAACTTGATCATGAAACCCTACCAGATGGTACAATTGTTAAAACAATATATGGCGTGGAACGTATTCCTGATCTTATGCTTCTTAAAGAAATGGCAGCATATAGAGAAGGGTTAAACGTGGATAGACTTGTAGCATTTTGTGCATTAGTTGCTTTTGCTAAGGTGCAGCAATCTAATAGAGGTCTTGCAAAACGTGTAGAGTATGGTAAGGAAAAATTGGCAAATCCCCAAAAAATTAGTAAATTAGATTGGGGGCCTTTTAGACATATAGGACAATCTAAATTTAAATCTTCAGCATATGCCCAACCAAGAAGTCCCTTTAAAAATTTTAGATAGTTTTAAATTAAATATAACATTTTCAGATTGGTCAACTGTTGCATTTTTTGCAACAACCACTTACAATATTAGATATAATATAACAATTAAGAATCATGCAGATATATAACGCCCTAGATCTCAAAGCTGGTAAAAAGGTAGAATACAATAAAATGGGTGTTCTCACTCAACCCATTCAATTTCTTCCTGAAAAAGATAAAGACGAACAATGGCGAGCATGGAACTTAGATTGGCTTGAGTTTCAAGGTATGAAACAATTACGTAGAAACTCTCGTAGACTTTCTAAAAATTACAAGCTTGCTAGAGGTATTATAGATAGATCAGATTATATCATTGAAGAAAACAATGAGATGGCTGATTTAATTGATGTATTAACAAAAGAAGATGCCTCAGCTTTAGAGCTTAAGTTCTATCCAATTATTCCAAACGTTATTAATGTTCTTTCAAATGAATTTTCTAAACGCTCAAGCAGAATTATGTTTAGAGCTGTTGATGAATATTCATATAATGAAATGTTGGAAAAGAAAAGAGAAATGCTTGAAAACACTCTTCTTGAAGAAGCTCGAAATAAGATTTTAGAAAAAATGCAACAAGAGGGTATTGAGATGGACTCTGAAGAAGGTCAACAAGCAATGAATCCTGAGAATTTAAAGTCACTTCCTGAAATAGAACAATTTTTTAAAAAGGATTATAGATCACTTATTGAGCAATGGGCTACTCATCAAATGCGTGTAGATGAAGAAAGATTTCGAATAGATGAGTTAGAAGAAATGGCATTTCGCGATATGCTAATTACTGATAGAGAGTTTTGGCATCTTAAAATGATGGAAGATGATTATGACGTTGAGTTGTGGAATCCTCTTCTTACATTCTATCATAAGTCTCCAGATGTACGCTATGTATCACAGGGTAACTGGGTGGGCAAGATAGATATGATGAGTGTATCAGATGTAATAGATAAGTTTGGTTGGATGATGACACAGGATCAGCTTGAAGCTCTTGAGGTGATATATCCTGTACGTTCTGCAGGTTATGCTGTATCTGGCTACCAAAATGATGGTACATATTATGATCCTACCAGATCTCATGAGTGGAATACACAAATGCCATCATTGGCATATCGTCAGTTTACTTCTTTATATGACGCTAAATTTGGAACAGGAGATATAGCTGAATGGATACTTTCTGATTCAGAAGATTTACAAGATTTTGGTAAATCACACATGTTACGTGTAACACAAAGTTATTGGAAATCACAGCGTAAGGTGGGGCATCTTACAAAAATTACAGAAGATGGTGAGATTATACAAGAGATTGTAAGTGAAGATTTTAAAATAACAGATAAACCAATGTACAACACTTCTGTATACAAACAGAAGAGTAAAGATAATCTTGTATATGGTGAACATGTTGATTGGATTTGGATTAATGAAGTTTGGGGTGGTGTAAAAATTGGTCCAAATCGTCCTGCATTTTGGGGTGTTAATAATCCAGGTGGTATTAACCCAATTTATTTAGGACTAAGTGGTGGAAAACCAGGTAGAGTGCCTTTTCAATTTAAAGGTGACAGCAGTATATATGGGTGTAAACTTCCTGTAGAAGGTGCTGTATTTGGTGATCGTAATACACGATCAATAAGTCTTGTAGACTTAATGAAGCCTTATCAGATTGGGTACAACATTGTAAATAATCAAATAGCTGATATCCTTGTAGATGAACTTGGTACAGTGATTATGCTTGACCAAAATGCTCTTCCTCGTCACTCATTGGGTGAAGATTGGGGTAAGAACAATTTGGCTAAAGCTTATGTAGCAATGAAGAATTTTCAAATGCTACCACTTGACACCACTATTACAAATACAGAAAATCCATTAGCATTTCAGCATTATCAAGTGTTAAATCTTGAACAAACTCAGCGTTTGATGTCTAGGATTCAACTTGCTAATTATTTTAAACAACAAGCTTTTGAGGTGATTGGTTTAAACCCACAACGTATGGGTCAACCTATCGCACAACAACAAACCGCCACTGGTATTGAACAAGCACTAACAGCAAGCTATGCACAAACAGAACAATACTTTATACAGCATAGTGACAATTTAATGCCTCGTGTACATCAAATGCGTACAGATCTTGCACAGTATTATCATTCTAAAAAACCATCTGTAAGATTACAATATGTAACTACAGCAGATGAAAAAATGAATTTTGAAATGAATGGTACTGATTTACTAATGCGTGAATTAAATATTTTCTGTACAACAAAAACAAATACACGAACTGTAATGGAACAGCTCAAACAACTTGCTGTTCAAAATAATACAACAGGTGCTTCTATTTTTGATTTAGGTAATATTATTAAAGCTGAGTCTATGGCAGAGCTTACAAATGTTCTTAAATCAACAGAAGAAAAAATGCAGAAACTTAAAGAACAAGAAAGACAGCACGAAGAAAAAATGCAACAAGAACAACTTGCTTCTCAAGAGAAACAAATTCAAATGCAGATGCAATTTAAAGCTGATGAGTCTGAAAAAGACAGAGAAAAAGATATTACTGTTGCAGAAATTAGATCAGCAGGGTATGGTGCTCAAGTTGATATTAATCAAAATCAACAATCAGACTATTTGGATGCTCTTGCAAAAATTCAAGATCAACAACGTTATCGTGATGAGATGAACTTAAAAAGAGAAACTCATTTGACAGATAAATTGCAAAGTGATAGAAAACTTGAAATAGAAAGAGAAAAACTTTCTGTTCAAAAAGAAGTGGCAAATAAACAACTTGAGATTGCAAAAGAAAATAAAAACAAATACGATAAAAAATCTAGCGATAAGAAAAAATAATTATAGCTATATTATCCAATGCTTCGCTATAATTTTTGAATATTTTTTAAATTTTTAGAGTTTAAGTTGTATATTATTATTGTAAAGAGTCAAACAAAAAAACCAAATATATTATGGCTGAAAATCAATCAAATGTACAAACATCTGTACAACAAGTAGACTTAGATATTGATAGCTGGTTGGGTGCTCCTGGTGCTGAATCAATTGTTACCCCAACACAGGAAGAAACGAAACCTACAGTATTTACTAAGAAAGATGTAGATCTTAGTTTTCTTGATGGAAAACAAGATGAAACAGCAACTGAGGTTACTAAAGAAAATGCTAAAGAAGTTCTTTCAAATATTCTTGATGGAGATATAAAAGATGATGTTGAGGAAGATTTAGTAAAAACAAAAGGTGGCAGACCTCGCACTGATAAATCTGGGTTAGTAGAGTTTCTTAAGAAACGTATTGAATCAAAAGAAATGTTTGCTTTTGATGATTACGATGAATCAAAAGAATCTTTAGATGATTATCTAGCAAGTCTTTCTGAAAAAGATGTAGATGATCTTTGGCAAGCTAATATAAATAATCTTAAAGAAGAAGTAGCTTCTCAAACACCACAAGAATTTTTTAAAGCTCTTCCACAAGAACTTCAATATGCTGCAAAATATGTAGCTGATGGTGGACAAGATTTAAAAGGCTTGTTTCAAGCTTTGGCTCAAAATGAAGAAATTAGATCTTTAGATCCTACAGATGAATATGATCAAGAATTAATTGTAAGAAACTATCTTCAAACACGAGGTGAAACACCTGAAGAAATTGAAGAAGAGGTTTTAACTCTTAAAGAACTTGGAACATTAGAAAGAAAAGCTCGTCAGTTTAAACCTAAGTTGGACCAAATGCAAGAACAAATGGTTCAATCACGGTTGCAAGATCAAGAGCAAAAAAGAAAACAACAAGAGCAAGCAGCAAATGCATATATACAAAATGTATTTGAAGCTCTTAGACCTGGTGAAATTAATGGTTTGAAACTAGATAAAAAAACTCAAGCCAGTCTTTATTCAGGTTTAGTTCAACCTCAATATCCTTCTGTAAGTGGTCGTCCTACAAATCTTTTAGGACATCTTTTAGAGAAGTACCAATACGTAGAACCTAACTATTCTCTTATTGCTGAAGCTCTTTGGTTACTTTCTGATCCTGAAAGTTATCGTTCTGAACTTAAAAAACAAGGTAAAAATTCTGCTGTTGAACAAACAGTAAGACAATTAAAAACAGAACAAGCGCGTAAAAGCTCATATACTTATAGCGAAGAAGAAGACCAAAAACCTAGAAAAATCTCAAGACCTCAAAATATTTTTAAACGATAAATTTTTTATTAACCCCTTAAATTTTAAGCCCAATGGCAACTCCAGTTTTAAACAATGGTATATTCCTACGTGACACTCAGTATCATACGAGTTCACATGTGGATTCATATCACTTGTCTAACCTCCTTAAGAGTGCAGAACCTACTGATTTAGGTCCTGTAGATTTGTGGGCAATGGTACAAAAGGTAGAAATGCCTCTTTACCAAATGTCCAGTTTTGGTGGTAAGAACGTGATCATGGTCGACAACGCACGTGGTGAATACAAATGGCAGATTCCTGTCGCACAAGATCTTCCTTACATCGTAGAAGATCTCGATCCTCAAAACCAATCAAAAGGTGTTGATGGTCAAACATTTAAAATCAAATTGAACAAGCGCTCTTTTGGTCATGGTGATATCATCACTTATGATAAATACAATGGCGTTGAGATGTACATCACTGCAGATGATGTTATTCCTGCAGGAGATGGTTTCATCTACACTGTTCAACTTGTAAACAACGATAACTTTAGGTTTATTGACAACAGATATCTTGCTGTTGGAACCAGAGTATTTCGTAAAGGTTCTGCTCGTGGTGAGTATGGCGAACGTTTCTCTGACATTGGTTCAGTGTCTGCAGGTTTTCGTGAGTTCTACAACTACGTAGGTGGTGCTGAAGCTCACGTACACTATTCTATCTCTAGTCGTGCTGACCTTATGATGAAAGGTGGTATGAAAGCTGATGGAACTGTACCTGTAATTGAACTTTGGAGAAACTTTGAAAAGAATCCTGATCCTTCTATTACTAATCTTGAAGACATGGCGTCTAAGCTTGGTAAAGATTATGTAAAGAAAGCTTACCAATCAGGACAACTTACTCGTTCTTTCTTGACTACACTTGAAGCTGCTCACCTGACTAAGATTGCTAATGACATCGAAACCTACTTGATGTGGGGACAAGGTGGACGTATTAAGCAAGATGGTCCAGATGATATTCGTCTTTCTGTGGGTCTTTGGAAGCAACTTGATAACTCTTACAAGCGTATCTACAACCGTGGAACTTTCAATCTTGATCTGTTTAAATCTGAAATCTTTAACTTCTTCAACGGTAAAGTTGAGTTTAAAGGACCAGATCCTCAGCGTCAATTGATTGTACAAACAGGTCTTGGTGGTATGAAGCTTGTTAACGAAGCTATTAAGCGTGAAGCTGTTAACTCTGGCTTGGTAATCAATGCACATGAAATTGGAGCAATCACTGGTAAAGGTATGGATCTGAACTTTGGATTTGCATACACTCAGTACATTATTCCTTTCTTGGCTAACATCAAGTTTGTACTTAACCCTGCATTTGATAACGTACACACTAACGACATCGAAAATCCAATCATCGATGGTTTCCCTCTTAGCTCTTACAACTTTATTATCTTTGATATCACTGATAACACAAATGATAATATCTTCTTGTTGAAACTTAGCTGGGACAACCAACTAAAATGGTTCTATCAAAATGGTACCATGGATTATATGGGTCGTACACAAGGATTCCAATCTTCTGGTAATTTCAATGGATATCGCGTATTTATGACACAAACAATGCCTGCAATTTGGGTGAAAGATCCTACCAAGGTGTTGAAGATTGTTATGCGCAATCCTATTACTGGTGGTTCATTCTAATAATATAACAGTACCTGGGTGTTAACCATACACCCAGGTCTTTATATATTTTAATAACAATTTAAAAACTACAACAATGGCTGGAAGTCCTAAAACTCCAAAATCTAAATCTGAACTCGGATCTGCTGCTGGGTATATTAGAAAACCTGCATCTACAAAAGGAGTTCGTACAAATGTAAATGATAAAAATGTTAAACTTAACGTTGCATCATTAAATAGAAACTCAAAGAAAAAATAATCTCCCCTTCAACCTATTGTATGCCTACCGCTCTGATCAAGTGAAGGACTGGCAACCCTTGTTAGGTTCTATTAAACTTACTACTATGATATCTCTTAAGCGTCTTATAATGAATCCTAAGTCTCCAGATAGAGCTTTACAACAAGCTTATTCTGAAGCAGAAGGTGCTCTCGCACGTATAGCACACGTGAATAGATTGTCCAGAGATATTATGGATATTAAGTTTTATGAAGTAGATTTGCAAGGTGGATCAAGTACTACAGTGAGAATCTTCTCAAAAAAAGGTATTGTTGATCTTGTAAACTATGATTCAACTGCAGATACTTTATTCATATCTTTACAAAATCCTGAGATTATACCAGATAGAGAAAAATTCTATATTCAGCTTTCTGCGTATACTACAGGTACAGCAACTCCAGTTGTATTTGGTATTGGTTTTTCTGGAGATCTTTTTAACATTAAACTAAAAGATATTGACTCAACACAAGATTGGGGAGATATATATTTTTATTATGAACTTGTTAAAATTGATTAAAATGCCCTTTGAAACATTTACTAGAATTGGTAATCTTATTCGTATTAAGAATAGAAAAGCCACTAATTTTACAAATGAAAATGACACTTATATTACTGTTTTAGTAAAACAAAATGGTAAGGTTAAGTCATTAATGTTTACAGATGTTGAACTTGCTAAAGCTGAAGCTAGAGCAGAAAAAAACAAAGAAGATCAAGTTAAACAAAGCTGGATCTCAAAAATATTAGATTGAACTGGTTACAAAATGTAACCACCTTAATAAATAAAAAACCAAATATGAGTAGCATTGCTATGGTGGAAATGTATCCACAAAACAAGAAATCAACTATTGCTATTAAACCTTATTTTGATCCTGCGATTGATAACATGGGGTTACAGAAATATGGTTTAAGTCTTTTTGAAGGTGCCTTTCATGAAGAATCAATTGCATGTTTAGAAGTTAATGGTCTTAAACGTTATGTTACAGGATTAAATGAGTTTGCTCCAGAAGTTTCTTCACTACCAATTGATGAACAAGAAGCAAAAATTAAAGAGATACGCAGAGTTGTTTCTCATTTAGAGAAAGTTCTTGCAGGTAATGTAATTGATCCAGAAGATAAAGAGTTCTGGAATAAAGTAAAACTGCTTAAACAAGATAATACAGAATTTTGGGATAAGATCAAGATTCGTTGTGGTAATGAACCAGTTTATCTTGATGCTGATAAAGATCCATATGACTTAATTAAACTCTATACAATTGAGGCAGGTGGATTTTCAATGGTAGCAAAATCACTAGATGATGCACGCAGACGACCAACCCCAATTAAGTTTTATTTAGATAGATTAGAAGATACAGCATCTACAAAAACAGAAGTTAAGAAACTGCGTAATAAAGCTCTGGCTGAACTTCAAAAGCTCTTTGATAAAAATCAAAATAAACTACTTTACGTTGCGAGACTTTTAGATCCAAATGGAGCTCAGTATAAAAAGTCTACACCAAATGATATCATCTATGATAATATGGATAGATATATAAATGGTGATCTTCTTGAAAAAGATAAGAATAAAACAGCTTCTCGTTTCTTAGAAACAGTTTCTCTTGATATGGAAACTTTAAAGATAAGAGCAATTGTTAAAGATAGTCACTACTACAAATTTATTGCTACAAAAGCAGATGGTTTTATTTATCATATGGCTACCACAACTCTTCTTGGCCGTAACCAAGCAGATGTAGTGGAATACCTTAAGAATCCTTTAAATGAAGAGATTCTTGTAGACCTCACTAAAAAAGTAGAACAATACTGGAATAAATAATGGCAAAGAAAGAAATGATAAAACGCAAGGATGGGTCCTATAGTCAACGTGGACTATGGGACAATATTCGTGATGCCAAAGGATCAGGTAAAAAGCCTACAGCTCAAATGCTTAAACAAGAAAAAAAGATTAAAGCTAAAAAGAAATAATATGAAAAAGAAAATTGGCACATCTAAAGCAATGAAAAAATATGATGATGGTGGCACAGCGAAATTTGCTGAAACAAAAACTAAAATTAAAGATTACAGTGACGATAAAAACTATCTAACAAAAAAAGTTTATAAAGATGGTAAGCTTGTTAAAGAAAAAACAAGACGAACTGTCAAAGGTTTTCTAATGGGTGCCCCAAACATTGATAAAATGGAAACGTTTGCTAAAGATTACAAATCACTTGGTAAACTAAAGAAAGGTGGGTCTGTTAAGTCTAAAAAGAAATAATAATGAAAGCTAAAAAAAGTAAACCTTCTACAGGTAATGGTGATAAAGGTATTGTCGCTTACATGAGTGGTAAGCCTGCTGCAAAAGCTGCTTTTATGAAACTTGGTAATACTAAATCTACTAAAATTACTAAAGGCGAAAAAGGTAAAAAGTAATAACCATGGCAGACAAGAAATGGATACAAAAAGCTACAGCATCTATCAAACGTAGAGGTACTGAAGGTAAATGTACTCCTATCACTAAACCTGGCTGTACTGGTAGAGCTAAAGCACTTGCGAAGACATTTAAAAAAATGGCTAAAAATAAATAAACAATTAAAATAAATAATAATGCCTACTAAAAAAGCAACTCCAAAAGAGAAGTATTATAACTCTCAAGGTCAAGTAATTTCTCGTGAACAGTGGTTAAAAAATGACAAAGATTTAGAAAAATCTATTACAGGTTATAAAGGTTATAAATCTGCTTATCAAATGCAAAAAGAACAAGATGCAGAAGAGGCTAGTCAAGAAGCTTCTAGAAAAAAAGCAGAAACAGACGCTTTTTTTCGTAAAACCACACCTATGGCCAAAGATAATACAAGAGCTGTAATAAATACAAAAGGTATAAAATTGAAGAGTGGTGGTGCTGTAGGGAAATCTAAAAAACCTAAAATGGCAATGGGTGGTACTGCATTAAAACCAGTTGATTCTAAAAAAAATCCAGGACTATCTAAACTTCCCACACCTGTTAGAAATAAAATGGGTTATAAAAAAAGTGGAGGTCCTGTTAAAAAGAAAATGGGTGGAAGCTGTGGTACACCTAAAAGTCTTCGCAAAGGTAAGTAAAATGTCAAAAAAAGTTAAAGTTTCAGCAGGTGGTGAAAAGCATGTTGTCTATAAAAAGACAAATAAAATAGGTAAGGGTAAACCTGGTGATGTTATGGTGAATCATCCCACAATGGATAAAGGTGAATGGGACACTATAAATCTTACTAAAAAAGCTGGAGCTAAAACAGTGAAGCAAGGTGTAGCAGCTACAAAAAAATGGCATAAAGATAATCCTTATAAAAAGAAAAAATAATGAAAAAAGTAATTTTAGTATTGAGTATTGTAAGTGCATTTATTGGATGCACATCTTCTGTATCTTCTGAAAAAGAAGTGGTAAGTGATTCTACAATTGTTGTAGATAGTGTTAAAATTGACACTGTTAAAGTAAAGTAAAATGGCAAAGTCACCAGCTTGGCAACGTAAAGAAGGTAAAAATCCTGAAGGTGGTTTAAACGCTAAAGGTAGAGCTTCTTATAACAAAGCTACAGGTGGTAATCTTAAAGCACCTCAACCAGAAGGTGGTTCTAGAAAAAAGTCATTTTGTGCTAGGATGTCTGGGATGAAAAAGAAACTTACAAGTTCTAAAACAGCTAACGATCCTAATAGCAGAATAAATAAATCTCTGCGTAAATGGAAATGCTAAATGAATAATAATCTACTTCAAATAAAGATTAAACAAAGGCTTAATAAATTAGCTTCATTGGATTATGATAACTTTGAATGTTGGCAAATTCAGGAAGCAGTTAATAAAGCACAATTAGAGTGGACTAGACGCCAGCTTTATGGTATAAATATACGTAAAGAAGGTTCAGAACAAAGTAGTGGATTGGTTGATGACTTACAAAGACTTTTAAAGTTTGAAAAGTTATCAATGGAAGATAAAAGAATTTATTATGAAGATAATATCCCAGGAGATTATCTTCACTATGTAAGAACTGACGTATTTGCTAAAAAGCCTTGTTGTCCTGCTAGACGCATGTCAGTGTATCAAGTAGAAGAAGCAAACATATCTATTATACTTAATAATAAAGATAAGCAACCTGATTTTGATTGGGCTGAAACAGTTTCAACATTAGTAAATAATAGATTGCGTGTTTATACAAATGATGAGTTTGATATTGATGAAGCTTATTTATATTATTTTAGAAAGCCAGTTGAAGTTCAATTTAGAGGTTGTGTAGATATTGTAAACAACACAACTTTTACAGCAGATCAAGAAATAGAGTTTAACGATGATGTTGCTGAAGTAATAGCTGACCAAGCAGCAACAATATTAGCAGGCGATATAGAATCAATAATACAATATCAAAGAGAACAACAAGCTGTACAATCAAATAGTTAATTATGCAAAAGTTATCAAGGCCTAGTATTTTTTCATCTAAACCAACTAGTGTAACAATGGTTGTTGTAGATAATGGTGGATCTGAATCATGTGCTCTATGTATGCAAACAGCAGCATTAGCACAAGATCTTTTAAATGCTGTTACAAGCCTTCATAAACTTCACCTTAAAGTGACAGGACTTGGATCATTTGCTGCTCACAAAGGTCTGGACTATGACGCTTTTGGAGATCATGCAGATGACTTAGTTGAAGGCTTTCAAGGCGCTGAAGAAAAAATTATAGAACTTCCAAACACAGCTCCTTCAGAAATAAATAGTGTAGAAGAAGGTTTAGAGTTTTTAAGAAAGTTACGTAGTAAAATTGATTCTCTTCAATCTTCTATGCCTTACAGTGAAATTGTAAATGATTTAGACAATATCAAGTCTACAATTAATTCTATAAAATATAAGTTGTTATTTTTAAAATAATTTCGTATATTATATTATATATATGTTTTATTTATAAACCCTTTTAAATTTTAAAATTATGTATTTTAATCACGCGTTTCGAAAAAGTTTCCTACCTGCAACTTCACAAGGTTCTTTTACGCTAAGAACTACAGGTAACACCTCCAACCTTACAGCTGGACAAGTTGGTTTCTTTGATTCTAAAACCTTTGCTGCACTAGCTGCCCCTTCTGCTGCACCTTTTCTTCTTGCTCAAGGTTCTTACTTTGCAAGTGACAAAATTGGTGGTAACAGATTTTTAGGAGGTTATCAAGAGTCAATTAAATCAAAAGTGATCAACCCTAAGTACATCACTCGTCTTATTAAAGTTGATTCTCAAAGTCCTTTGAATCAAATTAAAGATATTTGTGTATGTAATCTTGAGTGTGGTCAAACATACCGTTTGCGTCTTGACCTTAAAGGTTCTCCTGCGCTTCGTTTGTTAAGTCACAATCTGTATCGCACATTTGATGCATTTACAGGATGTTGCACAGATGATTGTTCTGCTACTTGTACTGGAGCTCTTGTAGATCCTACAACTGTAGTTATTAACTGGGCTAAACAAATTGTAGACAATCCTCAGTTTAATCAATTTATTAAACTTGAAGTTAGAGATTATCAAGGAAATACTGTAGCTACACAAGCTGGTACAACTGATGCTGAAATTGTTGCATTTGTAGAAGCTCTTAATGAATATTCTCCAGAAGATCCTTGGGATCCTAATGCTGGAGGTGCTGCAGATTCTCAAGCTTGTTTGGAAGTTACTGTAGCTTATGTTGATACTAAATTCCAAAACTGTACATTTACACCTACAGATTTCTATGAATTGATGCCTTTGTTTGTATTTCCATCTCTGACTGATGAAACTGGAGATGCATGTAACGTACAATGTTTTGAAGTTACAGAAACACAAGCTCCTCAACAAGCATCTGGTGTTGGTGAAACAATTTTGCGTCAGTTAATTCTTGATGGTCGTTATCTTCAAAATGCTTATCCTGATAGCACTCGTGTAGATAGCTTAAGGATGCGTGAAATTGAAGCTGATCCTGCACTTTCAACTATCAATCGTCAAGGTTTATATGATCAATTGTTGATCCTTCATAGTGTGCCTCGTTTTAATAACCCTACTGGTACATTTGACAATGATCAATATCTGCTGGTTGTTCATGTTCCTGCAGGTACTTCTACAACTGCTGTTTCAAACTTTATTTTAGGTGCAGCTACAGCAGCTGGAAATAATGATCTAGTTCTTGAATCTTATTAATACAGCTTTGTATTTAATACTAAGGGGGATTTTTATCCCCCTTTTTTATTTTGAAATATAACCAAAATGCTGTATATTATTATTGGAGGGTGTAGATAATTGTTTTCTAAAAGTTTATTAGAATGGCTTACAAACATCAATTAAGTTTAGAAGTGCCAAATACGAATAATTGTACAATTTTTCGTGTGCAAGACACTAGTATATATAGTGATAAAGTACCTATTACCTGTTATCAATTAGAAATTACATCTCCAGGGTTTAATGTACCAGCTGTAATTTTAATACCAAATCCTCCAGCAGTTGACGAACATTTTGATTTAGTTTTAAATGCATGTGATTTAAAAATTCAATCTGATGATTGCGATGAATTATCACAAGTATTACCAGATGGTGTATATTTTATAAGATATTCTGTTAGTCCTAATGATCAAGTTTTTGTAGAATATAAACATTTAAGAGTTTGTCAAATTTTAAATAAATATTATAAAGAACTTTGTAAATTAGAGCTTTCTGCATGTGAGCCTGAAGCTGATGTAAAAGAACAATTAAAAGAATTAAGATTTATTAAATCTTTTATAGACGCAGCAAAAGCAAAAGTAGAGTATTGTCATGATGTTAAAAAAGGCAACGAATTACTCGCATATGCAAATAAACGTTTGTCAAAATATATGAGTAATGACGGTTGTTGTCAAGATTGTCATTAATAAACCAAAAATAAACCAATATGAATTGCCAAAATTGTAACTCTCAAATTACATGTGGTTGCCAAATAAGATTTGCTTCTGATGGACAAAAAGTTTGTACAAATTGTATTAATTTTTACGAAAAAAGTTTATCAGAGTTAAAGAATGCTAATGATATAAACAATATTCAAGATACGCAAAATGACTTGCCAACAGAATAATAATGACTGTATAACAGATGATGAAAAGAAATATTTTGTAAAATTTGCTAATTCGTTTTATGATGAGTTTCGCAAATTAAAATATGGTATTAAATCATGCCGTAAACAAAGCAAAATGTGGTTAGATGAAATGCGAAAAGATATAATTGAATACCAATTGAATAATGATAATAACTAATAAAATCATATTTTGATGAAACCCTATAATTCAAATGAACATAAAGATAACTGTTCACCAATATCATCCAATTGTGTGATATGGCAAGGACCTAATTTAGAATGTATTAATCTTTGTAAAGGTGATAGTGTTTCTGATGTTGTTTATAAACTAGCTACAGAACTTTGCGATATAAAAGAAGCAATTAAATTAACAGATGTTGATTTTGATTGTCTTGTTAATGCATGTGACGATTTAATTATACCTGCTGACAAAAAACTTGAAAATGTTATACAGTTATTAACAAATGCTATATGTTGTGTTGGAGGCGTTGCGTACAGTACGTCAAGTAGTTTAGCTGAAGTGATTGATAGAGAATATACAGAACCTGTATTACCACTTCCACAATGTTTATGGTATATTGATCCTGCTACTGGAATTTTAGTAACAAATTTGTTATTAAGTGATTATGTTGTTGTTGTTGCTAATAAGTTGTGTGCAATAAACGATCAAGTACAAATTCACCAAAGTCAAATCTTAGACTTGCAGGTAAGAGTAACTGATTTAGAAAATGAACCAGGTTATGTACCACCTCAAGTTACTCCTTTTTGTACATCAGGATTTGTAGTACAAGGTGTTCCTACTGAAATGGATGTTGTTTTAAGTAATTTAGATCAACAATTTTGTAATTTAGTAGGTATTCTTGGTGATACTACAAGTCTTGCATTGGCAGCTAGTTCTCAATGTAATTTATTAAATGCTCAAGATGCACTAAGTCAATCAGGTACAATGGCTTCAATTCCTGGTTGGAATATTTCAATATCGAATTTGGCACAGTCTATGCAAAATCTGTGGCTTACTGTTTGCGATATAAGATCAGCTGTGTTTGATTTAAGAACATGTTGTTCTGTTGATTGTTCAGCTTTCTTTTTAGTTTATCAAGCAACAAGAAATGATCCTGGTAATTTAGTTACTTTAATCTTTAATTCAGGAACAGTTATACCAAGCGGTTTTACTAACTGTGCTACATTATCAACAGTATCTATTACAGATGGTAATGGTCATACATATACAACTACTTTGGATTTAATTGTTGAATCTACAAATCCACTAGGCATTACATATGATGTAAGTAGTTCTTCTTTGAATCCAAATTTACCTTACACTGTAACTGTAAATGGATGTATTGAAAAAGATGGCAAAACCTGTAGTAAACAAGTTACACAAGTAATACAACCATCTACAACCACTACTACTACTTCTACAACGAGCACAACTACTACAAGTAGTACAACTACATCATCAACATCAACTACTTCTACATCAACTACTACTACATGCGGACCGTGTTATAATTGGGGAGTTTCTCCAACAGCTAATGATTTAGCAGATGCAACAGGTAATAGTAATATTTTATTAAATGGTGTTGTTTTTGTAGATATTGTAAACTGTGGTGCTACATTACCTACAACAGTTCCTTTTAATACAGCTACATTAAATCAACCTGTTGGCTGTTCATGTAATATACCATTTGCATATTATTTTAAAAATAATGTTCAAGTTCCTGCAGATTTAGGTTCATTGAGTATATTAAGTCTTTGCCCAACAACATAAAATAAAAGACAATGTCTTGTAATTGTAATCAAGCTGATCCAAATTGTGAACCTTGTTCACAATGCACCCCACCAGGTGTGCAATGTCTTCCTGATTGTAATCCAAAAGATCCATGTGAAGATGTTGTAGATTTGTGTTGTGTAAGATATTCTGGGGAAGATGAGAATTGTCATGATATTAAAAAGGGAGATTCTTTTTGTGACTTATTTTTTGATAAAATTTTTCCAAAAGCTTTTTCTAAACAAGATTGTTGTTTATTGCAAATATCAATTGATTTAGTATTTATTAATTAGTAATTAATGCCTAAAAATATAGTTTTAACACTAAATAACTCTGGACCTGATATAGGTCCTTATGGTATTATACTATATGATAGTTCTAATAATCCAACTGTATTACCTAATACAGTTACAAAAGCTCAATTAACTGCTGGTTATTTTTTAACAGTTCCTGATCCAATTGTAAAAGTTACAGTTAAATCACAATCAAATAATGATTGTGATGAGGTTGAACTAACAATTCCTACAACAAAATGTCCATGTAGAAACTTTACATTTACAAGTGGATCAACACCGTCTACCTTTACGTTTTATGAGTGTGGTAAGATTACACAATCATCTTTGTCAATTCGTAATATTACTGTTACAAGATGTATAGATGCTACAAAACCTTTTTCAAAAGTAATAGGAACGGGTAGTTTTTTAGATACAAACAATTGTTGCGTCCCACCGTCAACAACAACTAGTAGTACAACAAGCACCACTAGCACCACTACATCTACCACAAGACTTCCAACTACGACTACCACAACAACAACATGTCAGCAATGTTATAAAGTTAGAAATAATTCATCTAATTCACAAGCAATATCTTATGACAATTGCAGTGGTTTTACATTTACTGAAAATCTAAGCGGAAATACTACTTATTATTATTGTGCAAAAATAAATTCTATAGTTGTTAATACATTATTTGTATCAGTAACACCATTATCAACATCTTGCACTAGTAATGGATCATGTATACCACCTACGACTACAACTACTACTACTACAATAAATCCATCACCATCTGCTAGAACAATAACTATACAGCCATTTAATGCTGACATGTCTATTGTAATAGAAGCTGGTAGAACAAGTGGTTCAACAAATCCTGATTTATTAACATTTACAGGTATTGTAAGAAGATATAGTGACACTAATTGTACTATTGTAAATAATCAGTATAATTTTAATTTAACACTTCCAGCAAATGCACTTTATAATTCTGCAAATCTCACAGCATGGAATCCTTCACCAAGAATGAAGATTGAAAGTTTAAGTGTTAATGGCAACGTAATTACACAAAATCCACAAAACATAACAGTTAATGGTAATGTATATACAATAGCAGGCTTTAATGTTTGTAAACAAATAAATTAAAATGATACAAATATTTGTAAAATTAAATACAGCAGATAGTGATACTGGTCCATTTATGGTTTATTCAAACGTAGATGGTTATATCACTGCTTATGGTATTAATATTACAAAAGCAAATCTTACTAGTGGTGTTACGGTAACTGTTCCAGATTTTACAACAAGTGTAAAGATTAGATCAAATGGTAAATGTACAAATAGTATTATTGTAAATATTGCTCCTGCAGGTTCAACTACCACAACTACTACTGTAAGACCATCTAGCACTACAACAAGTTCTACAACAACAAGTAGCACAACTACAACAACTACAAGTGGTGGTGGGCAACCTGGGAGTACAACCACAAGTAGCACAACGACAAGTAGTACAACTACAACAACTACAAGCGGTGGTGGGCAACCTGGTAGCACAACGACAAGTTCTACAACAACAAGTAGTACCAGCACAAGTAGTACAACAACAAGTAGTACTAGCACAAGTTCTACAACTACAAGTACTACAATGCCTTCTGTTTTAGATTGCACTTGTCAAAAATCTGTATTTAATCCTCCTGATGGTCAATCTAGACAGGTAAGTTACTATCCTTGTGAAATAAATCCAAAAACAGGTGTGTATTCTTTGGTAACTGAAACTATAGCGCCAGGTGCAGAAAGATGTATTAACATTAGTCCATCTGCGATAACTCTAGATGTATTTTTGTTTACTCCAATATCAGGAAGTGGTTGTCCTACGTGTGGACCTACCCCAACATGTACTGATGTAAATGGTTGTAAAACATGGACTTTTTCAATTCCTATTGATAATGTGGAAGGTATTACATATCGTAAATGCGATGGTACTTTAATAACAGTTTATTTGAGTGGTGTGTACTGTATTTGTGGAATACCTGTTAGTACATGTGTAGGTTGTATAGCTTTAAATGCACCAAATACAAATTGCAAATCTTAAAATAAAAAATGTCATTTTTAGTAAATATACAATTAAGCGTTTCTCCAGGTAGTGGACCATTTGATATATATACAAATCAAGATGGTTTTGTTACACCTATTGCAACGAATATACCACTTAGTTCTTTTTTACCTTCTGGCTATAGTATTTTAGTACCAGATGATACAACTATTGTTAAAATAGTACCTCAAGACACATGGAATGATATTTTATTTTTAGATGTAGTTTGTTCTTTACCTACAACCACTTCTACAACATCTACAACTACAACATCAACTAGTACATCAACAACTACGTCAACAACTACTTCGTCTACAACAACAACTTCGACAACTACTACAACAACAATTTGTCCTTTACCAAGTACTACCACTACATCTACCACTACATCAACAACAACAACAACGTCTACCACTACTACCACCACTGTTGATACATGTTTTGTTGTATTAAACTCAGGATCTCAAGTTTATCAATATAATGTTCTAACTAATACAAATCAATTATTAGATATAAACTTTGGTCCTAACTCACCTGATGTTGCTCACACAAGTACGCGCCTGTGGTTAATAAATTTAGCAAGTCGTCAGTTTGTTGAATGGAGTATTACAATTAACCCATTTACTTCTTCTGGATCACCCACCACTTCTTATAATTGGCCAGTTGGGTTTAACTCTTCTGATGGTTTATGGGCAATTGATAATAACACACTTCTTGTTGTAAATACAATAACATCTGTAGGTGGGTTTTCTAGTGTAGGTGAATATGATTTACCTACTAATACCTTTACATCATTATTTCAGTTAGATGTAAATGACCAAATATCTGGAGATTTTATACTTACATCAAATGGTAAGTTTATTGTAAGTGCTTTTGATATTGTCACAAATGATGTATTTGTATACCAATATGATTATGCGACAGGTACACTTGAAGAAACTATAAATGTAACATCTGCTTTAAGTTTTCCTTTTGCAATTTTTGAAGCAAACGCTAAGATTTATTTAGGTAATAAAGATGGTAAAGTTTATGAGTTTCAACATTTTCCACCTTATAGTGTAATTTTACCTGAAGTTGGCAATGTACCTTTTAGAATTGATGGAGGTTCTTCTCTTCCTGAGTGTACAAATACGTCATTAGGTACAACTACTACAACCTCAACAACATCTACTACTACAACCAGTAGTACGACTACCACTACTACATTACCTCCTCCTTATTGTTATACAATAGATGCAGGTCCTAATGGTGGATACTACACTTACACAGACAAAGATGGTAATGTATTTTATGGTGTATACATAGCTCCAAATAATCAACATGTTGTTTGTGCTATATCTGTTACAGCTATTGACGCATGCGGTCCAATAGTTATTACAGGACCTGGGGATTTGTGCGATGTAAATCCTTGTCCAACAACATCTACCACCACTACAACGTCAACTACATCTACATCTACCACTAGTTCCACTACAACATCAACTACAAGTACTAGTACATCTACTACAACAAGTACTAGTACAAGCACAACAAGTACAAGTAGCACTACGACCACTACAACTAAACCTACTTTTACAACTACTACAAGTACGACAAGTACAACAACTAGTACAACATCTACGACTACTACATCTACAAGTACGTCAACAACATCTACTACAAGCACTACGACAACGACTACTATTCCTTGTTATTGTTACACTGTAACAAGTGCAGGTCCTATTGGTTCTAGTACAGAAATATTCTGGGATGATTGCAATGGTGTTTCACAAAGTCAAACAATAAGTAGAACGTCTATTGCTCTTTGTGCTAAAAATGGTTTTATTGGTACACTAGATAATAATGGTGCCACATCTCAAATAATAGCGTCTCTTACAATTTGTGTAAATAATACATCTTGTAGTGTACCTACAACATCAACTACGTCTACGACTAGTACATCGACTACGACATCTACATCGACTACATCAACTACAACAAGTAGTACTAGTACAACGAGTACAACAACAACTACTACTATTAATTTACCATGTAATTGTTTTACATTTACATCTTCTTCGCAATCTCCTCTTACTGTAACAGTAGTTGATTGTATTACATATTTAGACAAACAAGTATCTATTGTAAATGGATCTAGAGTTTGTGCTATATTATTTAGAACACCTCTTCCTGCAGGTGTAACTGCTGTTACAAATCAACTATGTGTAAATAGATTAGATTGTCCTCCTACTACTACAACAAGTACAACATCTACTACATCCACAAGTACAACGACTACTACTACAATGAATCCTTTTGAAGAAGCATTGTGTTTTAATTTTGGACAAGAAGCTGTTGGTAGTGGTGGGGGCGGTATATTTGTAATTACATCTGTAAATGGAGCAGGTACATATTTAGGTAAACCCTATTATCAGTTTGCTAATGTTAGTAGTAATTATGCTGTTTTTTGGGATGGTGGTCAGTGGGTATTTACAAATGAATGGAATACAACTAAAATTGAAATTGCCATAAATATTTTAGATACTCCATATCCTGTCAGTGATATAACTGATTGGAGTCCTGCTTGTGATAGTAGTCCAGGTCAAGCTTCAAGTTTATACCTTTGTTCAGTTGATCTTGGGCCATGTGGCGACTATTGTACAACATGGGGAAGTGAAGCTTTTGGTAATGAATATTATACAGCTTTAGTTCAACCAACCCTTTATAATGGTAAACTTTGGTTTATTTTTGATGGACAAATACCTGGTCGCGGTTATGTTATAATGTTCTATAATGGAACAAAATGGGTGGGTGTTAAATCCACAACACCATGGACAACAATACCACCTACATATAATTCTAGTGATTTGATATTTGAAACTGATCCAACTCCTTCAGGTGTTTTACCACCTCCAGATGGATCAACTTATACATATTTTACTGGTGGCTCAGCTTTTCGACTTGTTGAGTTTAATCTTATTCATGGAACATATTGTGACTCTTTGTGCATATTTAGTGAAGTTGAAAGTGTTGTTGGGGAGGTTCCATATAGATCATATGCAAGTAATCAATATGTTAATGGTACTGGTTTTATAAATGGTGAAAGATATTGGCAGTTTAATCTACCATGCGCAGTAACTACATCGGTTGATGTTACAATTGTTAAATCAGATACAGGAGGTTGGGAACTATATAGAGGTGATATTTTTAATCCCAGCCCTGCTCCTGTGTTAATAGCAACATCATCTTCTGCAACTCCAGATGGTCTTGCGTATATTAATTGGATACCTGTTTCACCACCAGCAGGAGGTCAAATTGCCCTTTGCCTCAATGGTAATATTTTAATATCTGTTTCTCTTGGAAATTGCTGCAATTGTGTTATGTTAAATTTCCCAGCACCAGATACATATAGTGGAACATATTTAGATTGTGAAGGTGTTACAAGAAATTGGTCTATACCTCAATCTACTAATGATCTTTCACCATCTATATCTTTGTGCACAAGTAATCCTCAATCAATAACCACTCCTTTTCCTGAAACAGGTGGACCTTTTTATGCTTCTGGAGTTGGATGTTTTGCTGAAAGTATAGGTGATCCTCCACAAACAGCTTATTTCTGTACTCCAATATGTGTAACATTTGTATCTGCAGATAATGCACCAATGAGTGTTGAGGCATATATTTTGGATGTTTATAATGGTCGTCCTGCTTACACGTTAACAACACCTATATCTTCACAAATAGCATATATTATATTTTCAACAACTAATCAATGGGTTATAACAACTAATATAGCTGATCCAGAAAACACGACTAATTGGTATTCAACACTTCAGACAGATGTTGATTTACAAATACCAATCGGGGCTTCTTGGTTATGCTATGTTGGAAACAGCGCTTGTTGGAAACAAAGTGAGGGGCTTGTTATAACAAGACTATCTTGTGACGAAGAGTTTGAATTAGGTTTTTATTGTATATGTAATACCCTTGCATCAAATGGTACAAGACAGCATCCTTTTACAGTTACTATTCAGTATAGTGATTGTGCTGGTAATTTTCAAACAGAATCTGTTACATTTACAAGTATTGATACAAGAATAAGAAGATGTACTTTGTATGAGACCCTTGTTATAGTAGGTGGTACTCAACAAGGTGTAAGGCTTGAATATAATAGTTTTTGCGATTTAAATATAGCTCCAGAGTTATGTCAAGATTCTGAGTTTATACCTCTTTAATGATAAAAATAACAAAAAATGAGTTGTTCTTGTAATTGTAGTTGTGGATGTAGTGCTTCATGCGGTTGCTATGAAACTGTATGTCCTAGCTGTGTACCTAAGTGTCCAACAACTACGACTACAACGACTACTCTAAATCCTAATTGTGAAGCATGTGGTGAATTTTTTAACTGTGAATGTATTAAGTATAATGGTCCAAACGTAGAATGTTATTATTTAAAAGATGGTGATACTTTATGTACTATTTTAGAAAATGTAATTAAAAATTTACCAGATTGTAAAACAACACAACCTCCACTTAATTGTAACTTTACAGCCACTGTAACTTATAAATAATTAATCAAATGTCTTGTAATTGTAGTTGCACATATCATAACTTACCTTGCTGCTGTCCACAAGATGGTGAAACATTCCCATGCCCAACCACAATATGCCCTAATGCTCAAGACTGTAATGTTGTTATTGAATCTGAATGTATTATATATAATGGTAACGATTATGATTGTGTAGGTATTGAAAAAGGTATGAGAGTTGATCAGGTTGTTGATATTATATTAGATAAATTAAATCTTAAGTGTACAACTACAACTACAAGTACGACTACTACATCTACAACAACGACTAGTTCTACTACAACAAGTACATCAACATCTACAACTAGTACATCTAGTACAACTACCACTACGACTATACCTATTGGTACAGGTCCTTGTGCAGCAATACCTGTTCCTGTTGAATGTAATTGTAACTATATTACATTTAGTACACTATCTCCTGGATCTTCATATTCTGCTCCTTCTTGTGGTAATTATTTAGGAAATGATATTTGGCTCAAGTTTATTGTACCAGCTAGTGGCGATGTTTTAGTAAGTACAAAAGCAAATCAAGTTACAGATGGTGCAATATCTATATATCAAGGACAAAACTGTAACTCACTTTCTGAAACAATATGTATTGACGATGTTCCAGGCTCATTGATGCCTTATGTACATTTAACAGGACAAACTCCTGGTGAAACTATTTATGTAAGATTTTGGGGATATGGTGGTGCAGTTAGTGGACAAGTAGGATTGTTTGATATATGTGTTTATGAACCACCTTGTACTACGCCAGGAAGTGGTGATGCAAGCGCCTGTTCAACCACTACGACATCTACTACAACTACATCTACTACGACAACTACTACCACTGAAGACCCTTGTAGTAATAATGGTGGTGAAGGTACGATTATAACTACTACAACTACAAGTACCACCACATCAACATCAACATCAACAACAACTACCACAATTGCTCCACAAGAAATATGTTTTACATATGGTGCGGAAGGTTTTCCTATAGAATCAAGTGTAATAACACCAGAACCAACTTTGTATAATAATAAACCATATTATAAGGTACCGTTATCATACGATCCAAATAATTGGTATATATGGTATAGTGTAGATGGAGATTTTCCAAATCAATGGGTAACTAGTCCATTGGGTCAATCGTCAACTTTAGATGTGGGTTCTTATTTGACATCAAGTTCTTCATCAAACTATCCTATTGGTGTTTGGACTTTTGGTATTAATTTTAATAGTTTTTTTGTTGCAGAATCAAGTTTTTTAAGTACAACCCCTAATCCTTGTAACACTCCAACTTTATGTTTAGGTTTAGCACTTGGTAGTGATGGTGGTGGACAAGGACCCACTAATGTATCTATATCAGGAAACACTTCATACCAAAACGGTAGACCAAAATGGACATTTGATTCTGGTGAACCTGATTTTGTAAATTCATCACTTTACTACAATGGAACAAACTGGTTCTATGAACATGAAGATCCAGCTTATTCATTTACTATCCCTGGTTCTGCAGGCTTACTATTTCCACCTGAATATGTAGCTCCAGGTAATCCAGTAGATTGTATCCTTAGTGTTCCAAATGCATTATGTTCTATTTCCTATAATTCTTGTCCTACTACCACTACTACTAGCACTACTACCACAACTAGCTCTACAACATCTACAACTACAACAACTACAACTATTTGTCCTGAATGTACAATAGGTGTATTTGATATAATTAATAATGATGGTGATCTAATTAATGCAATCACTATTGATGGTTCGCCATTGGTATTAGATGGTTCTGCAACATATCCTATTAATGGATCTATTCCTGTTACATCAACAAATCCTTCAGGTGTATATACAATTGCAATAACATTAACTAGTACAGGTACAGGTAATGTAATAGGAATTGCTACCCCTGATGAAGAGTGCATTCAGTATAACAAATGTTATTTAATTCAACCTGGTACAAATGTTTATACATTTACTAATGTAAATTTAGATTGTTTAACATTTATTAGTTCTGGTTTCACACCTGGTGCTATTTGTGATAATATTCCAACCACAACCACTAGCACGACTACTTCTACATCAACAACCACAACTACAACTGAAGAACCAACTACTACAACTACTACTAGTTCAAGTACCACTACTACGTCTAGCACTACTACAACAACTACTGAGCAGCCTACTACCACTACGACTAGTTCAACAACAACTACTACTACAGAAGATCCAAACAATATTTGTATCATCTGTACTGAGTTAGATGAACCTATTACAACAGAAAATGATGATGAACTTAGAGCTGAGCAATGTCCAATTGTAACCACTACAACAACTATATGTCCTATAGTGTGGGAAACAATAGGTTCATCTTATCAAAATAACTACATATCCACTGCAAGTACAGGTATTATTGATATAACAATGTCTACCACAGGACCTGCTGGTGCTGGTGATGGTTTTGATATTCTTAATCCTTCTGGCGTAGAACTTGTACAGTGTGGAGCTGGTGTAATTGCTAGTAATTATTCTGGTGTTACACCTACAGGAAATGTATATTATATTAAAGGTAGTCTGACAGGAATTGTCACAATGACCTTTGATTTCTCTTCACCAATTACAGATCCTATTCTTGGTATATGGTCTCTTGGTAATCCTACTACACAGCAGTTGTTCAAACCTGATGTACCATTTATTAAGCTTCCAGGATCTGGATTTGATGCTTCTGTAATTTGTGGATCAGCTAATGCTACAGATCTCACTATAGGAGATAGTGGTGTAACCTTTATTGGAAATAGTTACACAATATCTGGTAGAGAAGGATTTGGTATAGTGCAGTTCCCTGGAACACATGCACAAATTAGAATACAAGTCTATGCTTCTGAATATAGAACAAACTTTGTATGGGGCTTGACATGTGCAACACCTGGACCTGTTCCAACAACTACTACCAGTACAACAACTACCAGCAGTACTACTACAACAACTACTGAGGAACCTACAACAACAACAACTAGTACATCAACTACGACTACTACAGAAGAACCAACTACAACTACAACTTCTACTAGTACTTCTACAACTACATCTACTAGTACAACCTCTACCACAACAGAAGAGCCAACAACTACAACTTCTACTACAACTGAGGAACCTACAACTACGACAACTAGTAGCACTACAACTACAACCACTGAAGAGCCTACAACAACTAGTACAACTACAAGCACCACTACAACAAGTACTACTACAACTACTACCACTATTGATCCAGCTCTTCTTTGTGTAATCTGTGCAGAAAATGACGATCCTATTACAACTGAAGCTGATGAGAACATCAATCCTGAAGAATGTTGTAATTGCTTTACATTCTCTGCAGGAGCTGTTGGAGGTGATGTAACATACACTAACTGTTTTGGTCAAACAAACACAGTGACAGTTGCTCCTCTTACAGAGTTCACTGATTGTGTGGCAGTTGGTTATAGCGTTACACTTACAGGTGACTTAACACAATTTGCTTGTAATCAAACTTGTGTAGCGAGTGATCCGTTTTTTAATACTATACAGATAGAAAATCAGACATGGTCTGCACAAAACTTTGATGGAACAACCTTTAGAAATGGTGATCCTATTCCTGAAGTGCAAGATTTGGTAACGTGGAACTCTTTAACAACGCCTGCATGGTGTTATTATGCTAATGATTCTGCAAATGGTCCTGTATATGGTAAATTGTACAACTGGTATGCTGTAACAGATCCTCGTGGAATAGCTCCTGATGGATGGAGAGTTCCTACAATAAGTGATACATTTAATTTAATAAATTATATAGGAGGACAGTCTGTTGCTGGAGGAGTTTTAAAACAAACAGGTACAACCCTTTGGAATTCTCCAAATGCTGGTGCTACAGATGCTTATGGATTTACTGCCCTACCTGGTGGTTACAGAGATCCTTCTTTAAACTTTACACAAAAAGGGTCAGAAGCTTTCTTCTGGATTGATAGTCCAAATAGAGATACATTTAGACTATTTGCTAGTACTTCTGTTATTCTAGTTCAAAATATTGCAATTACTACTCTAGGTTTCTCAGTTAGATTTGTATCTACACAAGGTGCTGAAACATGCATTTCTTGCGGTCCAACCACTACTACTACAAGTAGTACTACTACAACTACTACTTTAGAGCCGACTACAACCACTACCACAGAGGAACCTACAACCACTACTACTAGTACTTCTACAAGTACAACCACAAGTACTACAACGGAAGAGCCTACTACTACAACTACTACTGAAGAACCGACTACTACTACGACTAGTACAACCAGTACTACTAGCACAACGACTACAACAACATTACCTCCTGGAACTTTATTTGTAACTAATAGTACATCAGCTGGTTCTAGCTTAGATAATATAACACCATCTTGGTATCTTATAACAGTAGGAAGCTTACCAGTAACAAATGGTCAAACAGCTGAGGGTGTTCATGGTGGGTATACAGGATCAATAACTGTTAATATTGGAACAGCTGCTGCAACTTCTAAAATTAACATTAAGATTAACAGTGTAATTGTTGAGTGTATAGATGTTACAGGTGCTGGAAATTATACGTCAGGATCTTTGACAATCTTAAGTACTGATGCTGTTGAAATTGAATATGTTGATGGAACATGTGTAACACCTACAACCACTACCAGCACTACCACAACGACTACAGTAGATCCTAGTAACTTTATATCAACAGAGCTTAATGAAGAAATTCAAGCTGAAAACAATGACTTTTTAATAACTGAACAATAAACTATATTTGTTAAACTTTTAAATTTTAAAAACTATGCCAAACGTAAAAATTTCTGCTCTTCCTGAATTTACTGGGAATACGCAGGACGCCTATCTTGTAATGAACGATAGCACACAGACAACCACCTATAAGGTGAAAAAAGAAAATCTCACTACACCTTCTGCTGGGTTTTCTTGGGTGAATGGTTCACCTGCCTATTTTAACTTTACAAATGGTGTTGACACCTACATTCCATGGAACACACAGATTTTCAATACAAATACAAACGTATTTGAGCTTGTAAACTCTGGTTCAACAGCTGGAACAAGGGGTAATGAAGGTGCTCGTATTCATTTTAAACAACCTGGTATTTATGAAATCAGTTGTCAAATACATTGGTTTGATCTCACAGGGAATGTTGACTTTCTTATAAGAGTTAGTTCAGCTGCCACATCTGGTGGAACTATGTCAAGCTTTACACTTATACATGATTATAAATCTGCAGAAGCTAGTGGTACAGATCAGTTGATGAATGGTACACTTATGTTAAATGTGACAGCTGCAGGATTCTATACACTTTGTGTTCAGCCAAGTGCAAATACACCATTTCCTTCAGATTCTAACAACACCCCTAGCAGAATCTTTGTTAAGAAAATTTCTTAAATAATAATAGATGTTGGTATTTATACAAATTAATGGTCCACTTGGCTCAGGATATGGGCCAAGTTTTACACTGTCAACAATACCTGCTGGTGTTATTACACCATCTACAGTTAGTACTGTTGATTTGTTAAATGGTATTATAGTAGATGTTTCTGATGGAACAGTAGCTATATTGGCTACATCTACAAGTGATACTAGTTGTACTATTTTAATTACAATATCAACAACGTCTACAACAACGTCTACAACAACCACTTCAACTACAACCACTACAACTACAGTACCTCCTGTAATATGTTTTGCATTTGAAGCAGAAGCTGTAAGTGGAACAGGAAATCTTTATTACGAAATAGCATCTTCAGGAAATATTCTTCCTGTAAATGGTAAACCAGCATATGATTTTAGTGGTTTGTTTGGATATCCTGCTAGTATTTATTATATTGGAACTGAATGGGTTTATTATAATAGTGATTTAGGTGGAATAGTGCAAGTACTATCTTCTACAAATAATTATCCTATATCTGATGCTGTAACACTTCCTATTTGGACACCAAATTGTAATGGTTGTGCTTTTTCTAAAGCTATTAATAAAAGTACTTTTGGTACTTGTCCTACAACCACTACCACAAGCACCACTACTACAAGTACAACTACTAGCACCAGTACTACAAGCACTTCAACGACATCTTCTACAAGTACTAGTACTACAAGCAGTACCACTAGTACAAGTTCAACTACAACAACTACAACACAGCAATCTTGTTGTTCCCCTGTAATTAATAGCCTTGTTATAACAGGACCACCTACAGGTTCTAGTTATCCTGTTCAAGTTAACTACACTGTTCCAACTAGTGGTTGTAATACATGTTTTTCAATGGAGTTTCGTATTGATACAACTGGAACAGGTACAAACTGGAATTCTTGGAGTAGTCTACCTGCAAACGCCTGTACACAAACTTCATGGCAAATACCTTTCCAAATACCTAATGGAACTCTTGTACAATTAAGAATTATTAGTATTGGTGGTATTTGTCCTCCATCTCTACCTGTTGCTTTTTTACTACCAACAACAACAACTACTACTACAACTTTAATTCCACCTTGTATACCTGGAACTAACACATGCTCAATAGTGGTTACAAGCAACTCATGTTCTCAGTATGGATATCCATATCCTGTTGCAGTTGTATTAGTACCACCTTTTGGTGGTCAACCAGGGTGTAATCAAACAATAAATTACAGTATTACTGGGAATAATTGTAAATGTGTTTCTGCAGTATTTTTAGATCATAGATGTGTAGGTTGTACAAGTTGGACTCAAGGTTCTCCTGTTGCATTTACTTCTAGTGGTTTTATAAATATATGCAATCTCTTAAGTCTTTATGGTACATTACCTGCAGTAAATGGATTTGAGATAAGACTTAGAGTTTTATATACTGATTCATCTATTGCAACATCACCGATATATTCTGTATTACCAAAAGTAAAATATAGAAACATATCTGGAGTTAGTCAAATTATAAGTTATTGGTCAAATTATTGTACTGACTATGTGGCGAACGCGGTTATTTTTCCAAATGGTGAAATATGTAGTCATGGTGTATTAACAAGTTTCAATCCTTTAACTTGGCAGGCTATAAGTTATTGTTAATATTGTTATAGTTATTATATTTGTATAAATTTAAAAAAACCAACATTTATGAAATTTTTATGTGTACAACCTGCTATTGAATATTATACGTGGCAGGTAGAAGTAATGATTAATAATTTTATTAGAAATGGTGTTGATCCAAAAGATATTCAAATTGTCTGTGGTCATCATGGCACTGTATCTGAAAATTGGTTAAAACTTGCAGAAAAATATACTGATACAAGGTTTTATTTTTATCCAGACAACAGGCAAAAGCCCTGTTATATATCCAGTATACGTCCCCATATTTTGCACAAGCATTGGTTGCAGCATCCTGAATTAGAAAATGAAACAATTTTCTATCATGACTGTGATATTGTATTTGCTAAACCCATTGATTTTGAAGGACTTATAGATAATGATAACTGTTATGTAAGTGATACAGTAAGTTACATAGGTGCTAACTATGTACGTTCAAAAGGTGAACATTATCTTACTTATATGGCTGATATTGTTAATGTAAATAAACAATACATTATAGAGCAAGAAGCAAACAGTGGAGGCGCTCAATATATTCTTAAAAACATTCCTACAGAGTTTTGGAAAAAAGTATACTACGATTCTGAAAATCTATTTAGATTAATTAATCATCAAATAGATGAAGATAGAAAAACAAATCCTAATATGCACGAAATTCAAATATGGTGTGCAGATATGTGGGCAGTTCTTTGGAATCTTTGGTTTTGGGATAAACAAGTATTAGTTACAGACAAACTTTCTTTTTCTTGGGCAACTTCACCAATTAGTGAATGGGACAGACATCCTATATTTCACAATGCTGGTGTGACATCAGATAGAACAGATTTGTTTTATAAAGGTAAATATCAATTAGTATTACCTTATGATATTAAAATTGAAGATATAAATACAAATCATTGTTCTTATAAGTATGCTGAAGAAATCTTAAAAACAAAGGAGGTGTCATGTCTAATAAAATAGGAATAGTAATTCTTGCTACTAATGCATATTTTGTACTAGGTGTAAGATTTATTAAAAAGTTTATGCACCACTATAAAGGTGAGTCTGAAATAAAGTTTTACTTTTTTTCAGATGATGACCCTCAACCTTATTTAGAAAATAATATAAATGTTGAGCACCATTTTACAGAACACAAATCTTGGGTAGATGGCACAAATGCTAAATTTCTTAGCATTCTTTCTCTTGCTAATTGTGATAGTGATTATCTCTATTATTTTGATGCTGACACAAATGTAAGTAAAAATTTTACAGCAGATTGGTTTTTAGGAGATCTTGTAGGAGGTGAGCATTATGGTAATAGAGGGTGGTTAGCAAATGGTGCAGGTTTTGATAGGTTTGAAAAATCAAAAGCTTATGTACCTGTAGATACACCTTTACCATGTACATATTACTATGGTGCTTTCTTTGGAGGAAAAAAAGAAAATGTAATTGATTTTTGTAAAACACTTAGAGAGTGGCAGTTAGAAGATAGAAAAATTCCATATGAACCAGGAGTTAATGATGAAAGCTATATTAATGCATATTTTCATTATAATCCACCAGTAACGGTTCCTCTTGAAAAATTTGCATTTGACATAAGTGATAAAGGTGGCATTGGTGAAACTCGTAACATGCAGTTGGATATCTCTGCCTTAAAACAAAAAATGTTAGATAATAAAAGTAAAATTTATGACATTAGACAGGGAGATCTCTTTATACATGACAACACATCAAACAGCTGATACAGAAGATAATTTAAGTGTTAAGTATGAGAATCTATTTTCTATAAATGGTCAATTAACATATTTAACTATTGACGAAAATGCCAATCCACCTTATGTAAACAAATGGACAAATACATATTCTTGGCGACCAGTTGTAAAAATATTTAGTACAGAAGAAGATCTTATTAAATATGTAAAATCATTTTCTGATGTAGAAGAAATTGACTTAGCATTATTAGGTGATAATATATGGTATGGTAATGTTGGTCATGCTTTATTTGATGGTTTTTATCCTGCTTATTTAGCTGCAGTTAAGTTTGGTTTTGAAAAGGAACCTTTTGTTTATTTAACTGATGATTGGAGTAATTCTAAAGTTATAGCAAATGAGGGTATTGTGTTGTTTTCTGGTAATGCTGTAAGAAGTTACCAAAGACTGGATACGAATAAACTTATACATTTTAAAACTTTAATATCTGGAACTGGTAGAACAGGTAACAGAGTGATTAATGAAGAGTACAAGTTATATGGTTCAAGTTATAATGCATTAGAAAAGTTTAAATATAGAATGCTTGAATCTTGTGGGGCTGTTCCAGATAAACCAATAAATAGTTTTTTAAAAATTGTTATAATAAACAATAAAAGATATTCTTCTTTAGAAAGAGCTGCTATAGATAGAGTTATTGAAGATTATAAAATGTTTTATGATGTTGACATTACTTTTTTAGATTGGTGGCATCATCAATCTTTTAAAGAACAAATGCAAATTATTCAAGATGTTGATATTCATATTACAGGACCAGGCACAGGTATGATGTACATGCCCTTTTTAAAGAAAGGTGCAGTAAATATTAATTTAGGTTATATGGAGCACACCCAGACAAATGGTGCTAGACCTAATATTAAAATTCAAAATAGTACACAATCTGATCATATATTTCCAGGATGGATGGAGCAATCTGTATGTGCAGCTACCTCTTATGTCTCCACCTTGTATTATGATAGGTTTAAATATAACACAATACAAACTGGAGCTCTTATTAAACTTATAGATGATGCAATAGATATTGTGAGACAAGGTAAAATTCTAGAAAATAAGCATAATATAGATGCTAGAGTTTTTATAGAATATTGTAAAAGAGTGTCTAATGCTAGACACCTTTGTGACTACTTAACAGGAATAGCATTTTTTATTGAGTTGTTTGTACATGAACATCCCACAACTATTCCTGCGAACTTAGTTAATATAGATTTATTAAGACAAATTAAAGATGAACTAGGTATGGACAGACAATATGAAATTAAACTATAACATATGGAAAAGATTGTAAGAACAGGTATTGTAAATGGAATTGAATTAAAATTTGTTGATTTAAAATCATCAGGCACTGTTGATTGTGTTTTTACTGAATTGCAAAGAGACGACTATGGTTTAGAGCAAATTAGTTTATCTCCAGAAGATGTTGTTATTGATATTGGAGCAAACATAGGAATGTTTTCAATTTATGTAAAGAAAAAGTTTAATTGTAAAGTTATAGCATTTGAACCTGTACCGTTAAACTTTGAACACTTTAAAGAAAATATTAAGTTGAATGGTTTAGAATTAAATGATTTTGAATTACATAACACAGCTATCACAGAAGAAGAAGATGGCGTTATAGAAATTGGTACTCCTGAATACAATACAGGAGGATCTTCTATTTTTCACAAATGTGATATTATATCTAAATGCCCGACTGAAAGATTGCATAAGTATATTACTGAAAATGCAGCCTATTTAAAAATTGATACAGAAGGAGGAGAGTACAAGATTATACCTGATATATCAGATAGTCTTAATTATTTTTCGTATATTGGCATTGAGTACCACAGATTTAATTCTTCACAAAGTCCTTTAGAATTACACAATCTATTAAAATCAAAATTTAAAGGAAAAATATTTTGTCAAGAACCCAAGATATAAAAAGTCAGGTTTTGTTGGTTTCATCCTGACAAAAAAGCCCTGGCGTTTCTACGTTGGGGCTATATTTTTTTATTTGAAAAACAAATGTTAACTTTATTAATACAAACCCATTAACATATGAATCTTCACAATCAAGTTAAAAACTCACTCAGATGGAAAAAATCTGATTTTCATTGTGCAATAAAATTAGGAATTTCTCTTGATAAATACAAAGAAATTAAAAAAGAAGTTTTAAAAAAATCCTGGGTTGATTTTGATCTTCAACCTATAATGAAGGACAGAGTTATAGAAGTTAAAGAAAACTTAGAAAAAGGCGAGGCTGAAATAAAAGGTGTGTTTTCTGTAGAACCAAAGACAGCTGAAGAAATAATAAAGCTTCTTAAGATAGATACAACCAAGTGGAAGTTAAGTAACTACTGGAATAAACAAAAACATGATGGTTGGCACATATCAGCTTTTGTTACTGCTATAAAGAAAGATGAAAAAGATGTATTAGCTGAAGTGATAGCTAACTTTCAGCCTGATTATCAACCACTTAGTGGTGAAATATACATCAATAATAAATTTGAAAACGATAGTGTAGCAATACTATCAATACAAGATTTGCATTTTGGTAAAGAACATAATGATGATATAGTAGATAACTTTAGGAGTGCTGTTAAAGATCTTGTACATCGCGCATACTTATCTCATAAACTAAACAAAATTGTTTACGTTATTGGAGGAGATCTTTTGAACATGGATACGTTTAGTGGGACTACTACATCAGGTACTCCTGTGCAAAATACCAAAATGGCTCACTTGGCTTACAAAGAAGCATTTGATGCATTGTACTGGTCTGTCTGCTATCTTAAACAATTTTGTGAAAATCTTCATGTTGTTTATGTTCCAGGTAATCATGATAGATTGAGTTCGTACCATCTAGCACATGCTCTGTCTAAATGCTTTGATAAAGAAGATTATACAATCTATTTTGATGTAGAATATTCAGAAAGAAAAGTTGTGGTGTATGGTCACAACTTTTTTGCTTTTGAACATGGAGATGTAAATAAAAAGAACACCCCACTTATATATGCTACTGAGTTTCCAGAGTGGTGGGGCAAGACAAAATATCGCACATGTTATACAGGGCACTTTCATTCTAAGAAAACAACAGAGTATGTTAGTGAAAACGAAACTAATGGTTTTGCAGTTAAGCATCTTCCTAGTCTTTGTTCAACTGATTATTGGCATTACCACAATAAGTATACAGGTTCTAAACGACAGGCTGTACTGGAAGTGCATGATGTAGCAAAAGGAAAAATATCTGAATTTACATATAATGTAAACTATTAAAGTTTACTTAGGAAACTTCAAAGATTTTTAGTAAATTAATAATGTAAGATTGTGGTAAAAAAATATAAGACCCCAGACTTAAATGCTCCTAGGTATAGACCAAAAAAATTAAACTTAACAAATAGTGAATTTTATAAAAGGTTTATAGAAGAAAATCCAAAACATGCTAATTTATCTGTTAAGGATTTTAAAAATATAATATCAACCTTTAATGGTCTTATTTGGGAAAGTGCAATTGATGATAGGGATGGTATCCAACTACCTGAACAACTGGGTTATATTTTTATTGGAACGTGTCCTAAAAAGAAAAGTAATGTTGATTTTAAAAAAAGTGAAGAGCATGGTGTAATTCTTCAAAATCAAAATTGGGAGTCAGACCAGCATTTAGCAAAGATATTTTATACAAATTATGAAACTAAATATAGATTTAAAAATCATGATTTGTGGGGCTTTAAAGGTGTAAGAGATTTTACAAGAGGTGTGGGTAAAGCTTACAGAGAAGATTGGAAGAAATATGTTTTAGTAGATAATATGGTTAGAGTGAGTAAAATATTTAGAAAAGAAAAAGCTTTTCAAGAAAGAAAAAAAGAAGTAGAAGATTTACTTCAAAACTATGATGAATTTAATTTAGATTAAAATGGCTAGAGTTACAATTGGAGATGTATTATCACGATTACGCAATCAGTTAAAAGCTAACAAACAAGATGCTTTTATGACTGATCGTATGATTTATTCTTTTGTACTTAAGCACGCAAAATGGTTAATGAAACGTGAAGATGGAAAGAATAAACTAATGGTGTTTTCATCTGTAATGCAAACTCTTGATTTTGTGGAACTTGAAGAAGTTGATAAGGTGGAAGCATGCTGCACAGGAATTAGATCAGATTGTACAATTAAACGTACAAAAGACAAGCTTCCTATTTTTATGCAAGGTTACTTTGGTCCACTAATAAGAGCTGTGACATCTATAGATAATTCTGAAATCATGCAACCAACAACTTCTACAAACTATGTTAGGTTGTCTAATGGTTCTACTTTTAAATATAATAAAACTAAGTATTATTGGTTTTTAGATGATTACTTGTATTTTCCAAACTTAGAGTGGGATGCTATAAGAGTTGAAGGAATATTTGAAGATGACATTAGTCTTTGGACTTGTAAAGAAGATGATTGTATTGTAAGACAAGATCAAACATTTAATGTTCCAGATTATTTATTTGGTGAGCTTGAAGCTCAGGTAATGAAAGATTTATTAATGACTTTTCAAATACCACCAGATACAGCTATTGATAAACAAAATACTGCAACAACATGAACACCGAACTAAGATATAGAACACTTGACCAGTTGTTAAATGAAGTTGCAGCTGATTTTACCACATATAGTTTAGAAGGTTTTATAGAACCAAGCCAACTGATTAAAGTTGTGCAACGTGTAAACTACGATCTAGGTTTAAGAATTCATGGTACAAAAGAAGTTGTATTAGATTTAAATCATGGGAAGGCTAGGCTACCTGATGATTTTTATGTATTAAACTATGCATATTTATGTAGTGATTCTACTGTTACAAGAGAAGTTCTTTCAGGAAGACAAACTGAAAATGTTATACTACCTAGATGTGGAAGATGTGGATCAGCAGATAGTGTTTGTGGTTGTGAGTATAGTTATACAGTTGAATGTAAAACAGGCGAAAGAGTATTTGTACAAGTTGTAGAAAAAAGAAAGTTTGAAACAAGAACATATAATCTAGTTGAAAGAATTGGTGTATCACCATCTTCTGGTAAAAAAGATGCAACAGATAATGTATATAAATCAGCTTATATTAAAAATGGTTTTATATACATTGATCTTGGTGAAAAATATATGGATGTTCCAAGATATCAAGATTACCCTGATTATGGTGTTGTAAACTTAAGAACAGATCGTAAGGTGTTTATTTCTTATGAAGGTACGTTAGAAGATGATAATGGTAATTTACTGGTTGTTGATCATCCAATGATTAATGAGTATTATGAGTATGCTATTAAACAACGCATTCTTGAAAATTTATTTATTAATGGTGAAGAGGTTTCTCAAAAAATTCAATTAATTGAACCTCGTGTAAGAGCTGCACGTAATAATGCTCTTACAATAGTAAATACACCAAACTTTTCAGAAATGTACACGCTTTGGAAAACAAATAGAAAAGCAATGTATTCTAAGTATTACGATATGTTCAAATCAGTTGAACCGTTTTAATTATGAAAACATCACACACTATTAAGTTGGAAACTTATAGTTGTACACTCACTTTAATTGTAACAGATCAATTAAAGACTGAGACAAAAAAAGTATATAAAAAACACAGTTTAAGAGGTCCAAGAGATAGTGGTGAAAGTGAAGGAATGTTGTTAACAATTGATATAGATAAATATTATCTTTTGATTGACTTGAAATATTTAAGCTATAATACAATTGCTCACGAAGTTTATCACGCTGTTAAAGCTGTAACAAGAGATAGGCACATTAATGACGAAGAAGCTCAAGCTTGGTTGGCAGGACATATAACAGGTAGAATATATAAATTTCTTGATAAAAAGAAATTACAAGTAAAACATGGCTAAAAGCAAAAGAAAAAAACGTAAAACTGATGACGATGATGAAAGTGTAGATAGTAGTAGCAGTACAAGCGATATTACTACTAACACTTTTAACAAAGGCATGCTCAAAGACTACAATGAATTATTTGTAGGAGATGGGTTGTACACGCATGCTCGTAATGCAGTTAATAATTCACATGATGGTCAGGTTGGTGTTATAGGTAATGAACCTTCTAATATTAAATGCGTTGACTTACCCTATACACTTATTGGAGCAACACATTTACGTGCTGATGAGTGGGTGCTGTTTACAACTAATAATACAAATTCTGAAATAGGTAAATTTACAGAATCATTATGTAAATATGAGAGAATTGTAAATGATGATTGTTTAAATTTTAAAACAACACATTTAATTACAGCAGCTAATCGTGTTAGATATGATTGTGGTACAGTTGTTTATTGGGATGATGGTTTAAACCCAACACGAACAATAAACATTGACGATGTTCCTTGGAAGTATACTGATACTTTTCCTAATGGTTGTCGTGTTAGAACATTTACTACATCTCCAACAAGTTTAAATGATGGTAAAAAAGTTTTAGATTGCGAAGCTATTAGAATTGCACCATTGTTAACTCACCCTTGTATTAGAATATCAAAGGGTAAAATGGCTGGTACATTACCTAATGGTTCGTATCAAGCATGTATAGCATACACCGTAAATCAAGTAAAATTTACAGATTATATTGGATTAACTCATGTTCAAGGATTGTTTGAACAACAGAATGTTTCATCTTCTTTACAGGTTGATATAACAAATATTGATAAAGATTTTGATGAGTTTGAATTAGTTATCGTAGCTAATATAAATCAACAAACTGTTGCTAAAAGAATTGGTTATTATTCAACATCCCAGGGTACTATTTATGTAGATAGATGGGATCCTGAATTTGTTACAGTTTCTATTTCACAAATAGTTTTAAGAAGCGAGCCTATAGAAAAAACAGATGCTTTATATAATGTAGGTGATTACATATTAAGAACTGGAGTTTATAGTAAATTTAAATTTAACTATCAACCGTTAGCAAATCAAATAAGGTCTAAATGGGTGGCAATTGAGTATCCAGCTGATTATTACTTTAAAGGTAATAATAATACTGGTTATATGAGAGATGAGCAATATGCTTTTTTTATACGATTTGTTTACAACACTGGTGAGTTTTCTGATTCGTATCACATACCAGGAAGAGCACCTTTACCTAATGATACACAAAATGTTTCATGTTTTGAAGGGTTATGTCCAAGATGGCGTGTAGAAAACACTGCAATTGTAACAAGTACTGCTACGCAACCGCCACGACCAGATGGAGGTGTTGAGATAGCAAGAGGTGATATGGCTTACTGGGAATCAACAGAAACATATCCAGCAGATAAACCAAATATTTGGAATTCATTTCCAGGAACTACCAGTCCTTTAAATCTTTGTGGTCAACCTATACGTCATCATAAAATGCCTGATGAAACAAGAGATCCAAAATTAAACATTCATAATACAAATGGATCTAAAATTGTTTTATTAGGTGTTGAGTTTGAAAATATTTCATGGCCTTTAGATGAAAATGGTCAACCTATACAATCTATTGTAGGATACCAAATATTACGTGGATCAAGAGAAGGTAATAAAACTATTTTAGCAAAAGGTCTTCTTAACAATATGAGGGAATATCCAATTCCAGGTAATTCAAATGTTAGGGGTCTTTTTCAAAACTATCCATATAATGATCTTAGACCTGATCCATATTTAACAACAGTATTTGAAGATGCAGATGTATACGTTAATTTTGCAGGAACTATTACTGGGGCAAATCAATCACTTGGTAGAGTTAGAACAGCAAACACTCCTTTTTTAACAGGATACAAAAAAGATATTTTTTCATTTCATAGTCCTGATGTTAGTTTTAGTAATCCGTTTTTAGCTCTTTACGATTTAAAAATATACACTGAAAATTACGGTAAAGCTTATGGAGAATTTAAAATACCATATAAGCATCCTAAGTTTAAATTTATTTCTGATTTTTTAAATGGCATTATTAATTTTCTAGCAAGCTTTGTAGCTGTATCACAGTTTATACAACTTACATCTGGTAAACATGGTCCTGATATTGATTGGAATTTTGTTTCTGATAGTGATGTAAATATTAATCAAAATATATTTTTAAAGAAAAGACCTGATATTGACTATGGTCATCAAAAAGAATTAGAGATTAAAGGAGATGCTGTAGGCGGTGGAAGTATGACGGGTACATTTGCAGGACTTGCTGGTGCTGGTACTTGGACTGGACAACCTATAAATGGTGGAGCAATTAATACACCAAAAACAGGTGAAGGTTTTTGGAACACCGATGGTGTTGATAGTGCGTCTACAGCTGCCACTACAACAATTGCTAGAAATACAACAAATCAAACAATAAATGTTCTTAATGGCGTGTTGTATGCTATTTTGCTTGTTTATCAGCAGGTTACACTTCAAGAACAATTTTATAAATTAATACTAGGATTAATACCATATCGACAATATGGTTGTCAATATAATTCTTATGGTTTTTATGATCAAATAAAAGCTAACTCTATACCTGGAAATCAAAGAAGAAAAATAAATTCAGCATTTTATGTTGGTAATGGTATACAACAATTTAATAGTCAGTATCAAATTAATAACTTATTTAGAAGTAGATATGTAGTATTAGATGTTACAAATGGTAGTACTACAGCTGATATTGCTGATCCAACAGTATTAGATAATAGTAGAGTTATAAAATCAAACATAAATGGCGCAGGTTCAATTGGTTTAGAAAAACAGTTTCAAACCAATATATCTTCATGGTATGGGGCATTGAAATATGCTCTTCCAAGTCAATATGGTCAGTTAGAAACAATAAAACAAATGCCTGCTTCTAATTGCATTTTTAATTTAGATATAACACAAAATAATGCGACTACTATAAAATATAGAACTCCTGTTAATCAAACAGTATTTGGTGGAGACATATATATAAACCCATTCTCTGAAAAGAATACTATGTTCTTTTTTAACACATGGTTAATGGGTGAATTAGAAGGTCCAGGTTCAGATATAGATTATACAAAATATGCCAATGTTCCTTGGCCTAGATACTGGGCTAATACAACAAATCTTAATGGACAAATATGGAGATTTGCTTCAGCATATAGAAGGTTAGATGATTTAATTACAGGTAACTGGTATGTAGCACAAGGATATTTTTATTTGTTTAATTCAGGTATAAGACTATTCTTTTGTGAATCAGAAGTAAATACAGCTTATAGAGATTGGGAGTTAGAAGTATCTAAGCGTCATTATGATCTTTATAGATTTACAGACTATAATGGAATGTTTAGAAGTGATGTGATAAAAAATGGTAACTTTTATAAGTATGATTATTCATTAAGTATTTCTAAATTATTTAATAGTAATATATCCTGGGGTAATATTTTACCACGAGATTATGATCCATTAGTTGCCGCGAATTGTTATAAGTATAGTCCTAATAGAGTAATATATTCATTACCTCAACAAGATGATAGTAAAAGAGATAATTGGAGAGCTTATTTAGTAAATAACTATAAAGAATTCATAGCGCGTGTAACTTCAATCAAACCTATTAATAAGACAGGTGCGTTGTTTATGATGGAAACAGAAAGTCCATTATCATTTATGGGTGTTGAAGAATTACAGCTTGATGGATCAAACGCAAAGATTACTGTAGGAGATGGTAAGCTTTTTGAAACAGGTCAAAATCAATTACAATCTATTGTAAATACAGACGGACCTTTTGAATATGGATCTAACCAAAGCAGATATGCTTCTGTTAATACAACCAAAGGTGTATTTTGGGTGAGTCAAAATCAAGGTAAGGTTTTTCAATATACAGGTAGAATTAAAGAAATATCTGCTTCAGGTATGCGCTGGTGGTTTTCTAAATACCTACCTTCACAATTGTTGTTACAGTTTCCAGATTATCCTCTATATGATAACATAGTGAGAGGTGTTGGTGTAACAATGGTGTATGATAATGTAACAGAAGTTTTATATGTTTGCAAAAGAGATTTTAAACCAAAAATAGCTTTAACCTATAAGCATCCTGATACAGATCAACCATACGATTTAGAGGGTAATTTTTATTTGAATGCCAGCACACCAATTCAACTTACAGATACTACGTATTTTGATAATGCTAGTTGGACTGCTAGTTTTGATACAAAAGCTGAAGCTTGGATAAGTTTTCACGATTGGATACCTACCTTTGTAATACCAACAAAGAATCATTTTTTAACTGCAAAGAATAATTCTCTTTGGTACCATAACACTACATGTAATAGCTATTGTAATTTTTATGGTGTTTCTTATCCTTTTGAAGTTGAATTTATTTCATCTACTGGACAAGAAGTTAATACAGTGAGAAGTGTTGAATATTTATTAGAAGCTTATAAGCATCACAATGATTGTAAAGATAAGTTTCATGTATTAGATGAGAACTTTGATCAAGCAATTGTATATAACTCAGAGCAAGTATCAGGGTTATTGCAACTTGTTTTAAAAAGAAAGAATGATCCTTTAGCTATGCTTACTTATCCAAGGATTAATACGTCACCTGATTCCATATCTATACAGTATTCTAAAGAAGAAAATAAATATAGATTTAATCAATTCTGGGATATAACAAATAATCGTGGGGAGTATAGTCCTGTAAATATTCCAATGTTTACAACATCAACTAATGGTTATATATATACAATAAACCCAAGTTATATTAATTATAATAAATCACCAACAGAACATAAAAAGTTTAGACATCATGTGAATAGAGTGTTTTTGAGGAAATTTAATAGTGGAGATGTTAAGTATATTTTAAAACTTACAAATCAGAAACTTTTGAAATCGCCTAGATAATGAAAAAAAGAGATACTATATTATCAGAATATTATAATCAAAAGCTGTCAAAACAAAAAACAGTTGAAAGAAGTTTATTACCAAACTTAGAATTTGGTGGTAATAATGAGTATGCTTTTCGTAAAAGAAAATTTGAAAAAACTGAACCAGAAGTTCGTATAGATCCTAAACTTAAATTTTTTAATGGTGGTTTTTTAATGCCTGCTGAAAAAGGTGGTGAATCATTTGCAGGTGTGTATGGTAAGAGAAATTATAATCAAGATGTATTAAGTAATTTTAAACCAGGGGGTTTTGCAACTACAAATACAACAACAATTCCTCAAAACAGTAATGCTACTACTTTTGAAAACATACCAGGTATAGGTAGAGTTGGCATATTACCAGAAGTAAATGTTTCAGGACCAAAACGACAAGATAGAAATATATTTAGTTATATAAACCCATGGAACTGGGGCGTAGATGATTATTCTAAATACACTTTTTCTGGAGCTTATGAAAGAGCAAAAAAAGCAGGTGAAAAAGAATTTATGTGGGGTAATAAAAGATTTACAACTGACTATGGAGGAACTGATGCTCAAGAAATGGATCAGTATGGTATAACGTCTGCTCAAAGAACTTACAACCCAAGTCAACTTCGACTTAACTTAGGTAATTTAAATACTAGTGAAGGATATGGTACACCATTTAAAGATATTGTCAAAACCGCTGTAACTGGTAAAGAAATTGTTTCTGAAGATACTCCAAAATTTTTTCACGGTGGTAAAGATATTGAACAAGATGCATTTAGACTTTATTTAGGTTTACCACAAAATAATAAATCATTTACACCATCTAAATATAAAAAAGGTGCTTTTGACATTATCAATTATGATCAAGAATTTCCTGAAATAATAAGTGAAGAAGACTTTAATAATACTATAGCTAAAAGAGGACGACCTGAAAAAGAAAATAAATATGGTAAACATATTGAAGGACAGGGTAATGTTTTTAAACCTTGGGGTGATATGGTTATGGGTAAACATACTGTAACACAAGGTAGTGATGATCAAGGTCGATATGTTCAATATTATGACAAATGGGATTTAGACTCTTATAAAATAAATAGAGATAAAATATTAAAGAAAACTAATTTAGATAAAATAAGACTTGGGGAGTATGCTAAAAAATATATTCCAAGTAATATTCCACTTGGTGACTTACCAGATAAGTTTAATAAGCCTTTTGAAATAAGCGGAAGAGTTTACTACCAACCACTGCCTGGTACAAATATGTTGGTAAGAAAAGATGCTATGTCAAGGTATAAAAAAGATGGTGGGGATATTTCATTACCAAATGTATATCCAAATCAAATGGTTCCTAAGATGGCTAATGGTGGTCAACCACAAAAGTTTGATTTAGGTGGTTTTAGATTGACAACAACCACAACATTACCGCCTGATATGACGACTGGTCGAATAACTAATAAAGCAGGTGCAGTTGGGATGCAAAGATTTACTGTTGGTGA